TGTCGATGACTGTTTGATATTCCAGCTTTCAATTTTCATTGTATACGTCCTCCCACAATGATTTCAGACTCTGATACAGTTCCTCAGAAGGTTTGATGGGTTCCCGAGGAGCACTCAATCGATATCCATGTAACGGATAATATGTTATTGTGTCTCCGTTACGTTCGCATTGGGATTGCGATTTGTCAATATATTCCAATCGTTCATTGACGCGTTCAATGACACGTTTGAATTCGTTGAAATATTGCTGATGAGTTATCTTGAGATATACATCGTCAACGCTTTTACAACCGTAAAGCGTTTTGAATATATCCAGAATCCATGTATCAATTTCTCGTGCTGCAGCATTTGAAGCTTCAATCAATTGACTTTCAATTTCATGAGCAATCCCATAAGCAATGTTGTTTGCCTCGAAATTTTCTTTTGCAACCTTGAAATCTTCTGCAGTGAATTTCGGGAGTTTTGAACGTTCAACCACGAAGTCACTAATCTTGATATCCGGTAATGCGGTATCGTCTGTTGACAAATTATACTTGTGGAGAATATTGGATATCATTGTTGATGATTCGTCTTTTGGCGCCATAATATCTTCATCGGTCAAAGCCTTTTCCAGCTCTTCCATTTTAAGCAAGACAGCCTTGAATCCAATGGAAGAATATGGCTTTGAATAACCCTCCGTATCTGAAACAAATGTTTTCAGTTGTTTCCATGCGGATTCATAATTAATTGACATATGTTTCCTCCTTCAATACGGAATAGTATTCATCCATTCGCCATCGCCGTAACGCCATCCTATAACCACAGCTCCATAGTTCTCGATCATATTCTTAATGACGGCATTAATATCATCGTCGGATGCAATATGACCATTTGGAAGTCTAAAATGATCCATCATTTCGTCTTCGATTTTATCAAAGTATTTCTGACAAATCTCATCAACGCACTCCGGTATGAATGACGCGTTAACAGTAACAATCATTGCGAATGACGTGCACATAGAAATGGGATCATACAGAAACATGAATTGAACTCTTGATATCAGATTATCCTGCTTTTTCAATTCATACTCCATGGCATCGAAACTTTTCTTGAAATATTCATTTGGTCGTCTTGGTCCCAGATTCCCAAATATTTCAATCATTTTATCGCTGATTGAATTCCATGCATCAATCAATTGGGACTGAACAATGGTGAATTTATGTTTGTATCGTTGTGTGAACATTGTCGATTTCACCTCATTTCTCATTTTCCTTTGTGCTCTTTAACGAACATTCAGGAATCTCCTTTCCATCACGGCGAACGATAACGCCGTCACCAGTGATCTCGAATCCAGTATTATTATCGAGACCCATATGTGCCATATATTTGCACAATCCGTTCCAGTGTTCAGAATCATTGTGCTGAACAAACATGGCATTACCACCCATTCCAAGTGCAAGTTGCACAAGAATCTTGAGTTTCGCAACTTCAGCTTCAAGTTGTTCAATTCTCTCCTTCTCCGTCACGATTGTCATCCTCCTTCATCTTTACTACCTCCTCTCGGTTTTGGCAATGCCATGACGTAATCCGGTGAGATACCACACCACCATTCCAGATTACATCCATCTGACATTTCCATGTATTTTGAACGTTCTTCAACACTCAGCTTGGCAGCATATAAAACATCCCCCAAGAGTCCATATAATGTGATTTCACGTGGAAAACCATATGGAGCAAATGTCATTTTGGCATGTGTCATTTTTACTTTGAAACCAGAGATCAGTTCCTGTTCTGTCGCATTTGCATACGCCTCATCAATTGCTTTATGATCCATCGTTTAAATCCCTCCTTCTATTCAGAGTTTTCAGTTTGAATATCCTGTGATGTTTCCGTCATCATCATATTCAAAGAATGCTGATTCACAGATGATTTGTCTAAATGCGTCATCGAATAGATCTTTGTAATATTGGACGGCACTTGGATCACATTCCACATTTTTGTCAATTGAACAGAAATTGATATTTGCGTGTGGTATCATTGTATCAATCCTGTCTGAATACACTTTGTCAATCTGAATTTTGACGATCATATTGTTATCAGGTATTCTAACTGATATATGGCATGTACCGTCATCTTTTATCAGATTTCGTACAGCATAAATCGACATGATTCTTCTTACGGGCGCATTCTCAGGTTCACCCGGATGATTTCGAATGTATGTGTAAATATATGCACAGTCGAGAATCTCAAAATCATCAGATGACACATGATCTGAATGCCCAGGTCCGACATACCACAACGAACAGTTTTTGTGTGCATCTTCGAATGTTTGAAATGAAAACATCAATCTGGATATGATATGATGAAACAAATACAGCGTCAGCTGTTCTTCATCCTTGAATACCAAATCAATATTCACTCGATCATCTCCTCGTTACTCGTCGGATTCTTCAACACCGTCGAGTTCCCGTTGTTTCATTTTGACATAAGATTCGGATTCGATCTGTTGCCCCATACCAAGGAATGTAGCAAAAGCGAGTTGACACTCTTCATGAAGTGCACATTCATCTTCCGCCGGTGCAACGGCAAATCCGATCCAGAAATTATAATCGGTTGTTTTTGGATCATAATTGATCTTGATGTCCATAATCACGGGTCCATTACGAGTGACAATCCGCTCGCACACGATACGAACAAATCCTCGCGAACGATCCTTGATGATAGTGAACCACGGATTGTCCTCATCATTGCGATCTGCGATCACACATCCATCACCCATCGCAATAACATTGTCAGATGTGAGGGCTTCCAGATATGTTATATTTTGATTCGGAACAATGCTCAAGAATGACCAAAAGATATCATTTGGAGCAACACCATGTCCAATGATATACTGATTGGCCGCGAATATCATTCCATGATACAGATACTCCTTGAGAGAAAGAATAGAATCAAATAACAGCATACGAATAAATCCTCCTTAACTTCGTTTTTCATCCCTATTTTTCTTGCATGTTATTGATGCAATTTTTACAATTGCATAGATTATTACAGCCATGCTCACAAGTGCTGGAATCAATACACACGCGAATTGACCACTCGTGACTTCCTGTTCGACAGTAGGAATACCGGATATATGAATGCACCATGTAAGTGTTGGAATTGCGATACATATAGCAATCAGCATAATGATCCAATACTTAATGCATTTTCCGATTGGTCTCCATGTAAATTCACCCTTTATTTTTTGGGACTCACTCCAACGTGAATTGCATTTCTCGCACCAATTTTCGGCAGCAATGATGTGTGTTGTTCGAAACAGACCAAGATGCCACTTGTAATATGTGCGAATATTGTGGTGTTTTACCACCGGTTCACGTAAAGCATTCTCGATCTTTGGGTTTGACAGACCACATCTCGGACACGTATAATATGTCTTAAGATAAGTCTTAGCAGCGCTGTCGAGATCTACTTCATGCAGTTCACCGACTTTGATATACCGAATCATCTTATCACCTCACAAAAATATGTATGGAATGGTGGGCCGAAGCCCACCATTCATAATTTATTCAGCCGGATTCTCATCAACTGTCTCAGATGTCTCAGATTCGGTCTGGGCAAGTATCATCGCCCGAAGGTCTTTCAGCATCGAGAGATATTCATCGAGCGGACGCCGATCACATATATATGTGATTGATGGAGAGAGATCGTTTCGGTGATTCCGTTGTTGTATTGATCGTTTCACAGGACGATCATCTTCTTCATCATCATAATCCCAATTCCAACCATTTGTATATGATGGAAGCTGTCTGCTGACAATCACATCACGTACTTGCATCAGAATGGATCCGAGATTATTCTGACCGACCAGTACTTCTCGGTCACCATCTTTATACGGGATCTTTTTGAAGCAACGACCCCAGTACTGATCATTCCAGTTGTTTCCTTCAATGATATCAGCCCGACCAGTCTGAATCAAAAGTCTTCCGAGATCTTTATCTTGTGAAAACTTTTGATATACAACATACCACATCACATACCGTTTGATCTTCTCCCAGTCATCACGAAGCTTCACTTTACGACCAGCAGCTTTTGATTCCTTGCCGTTCATCTTTGTGAATTTCTTACGCTCTTCTGGATCAGTCGTTTTATATGACTGAAACATTGCTTCCGCGCATTCGAACACGTTGCCTTCAAAGTCGGTTATTTTGCACGGGTAGAAATTTGACAGGAAATGGTAATCACCCCGGAAAAACATAATCTTTCCAGGCTCATTATATGTTTCATCAATCTTCTTTGACATTACAATCCTCCTCAATTTGTAAACGTTCAGACTGTTTCTTTTTCAGAAACTTGACAAACTTGATACAGACTTTGAGTATCAAATAGATCACAACCGCACAGATTGTGATCAGTCCGATCATTGCCAGTATTCCTTCTGAATATTCCTCATTCATTCAGGAGTGACCTCCCTTACGGAATAGATATTCTGATATGTCGACAGAAGCGGAATCCGGTATCCGCCAATTTCAATCTCGTATGTCTTTCCGACTTCGATCGAGCCATAAAGATCCGACGAATCCCATCTCCATTTGAAAAGAGAATCGGTGATCTCATATGTTGTGACGTCTGTATATACGAGATACTTGTCATCATCGTCTCCCTTGCGTTTTGTACCCTTGTCTGTAACAGTGACTGTTACACGTTGTTTATTACAGACTTTCAGGATCCCTGGCAACAGGATAACCCCGATGACAGCAATGATCGCAATAACCACGATCAGTTCGATAAGTGTGAAGCCTTTCTTTTTCATGTGTTTCCTCCTCAACCGTTTGCGATTTTTCTTATAATTTCAATCGTCAGCCATAATGCCATCAGACTGATGACACTGATTACGCCGATGACCAAAATCCAGAATTTTATTCGAGAACGCTTTTTCTCACGTTCCCGTTCTTCAGCAGCTTCCCGTTCAATACGTTCCTGTACAGCTGCTTTCTCCGGCGATACCCTATCAGGCATCCACGGAAAATCATTTTCATTCATGATTTCTCCTCCTTCTTGATTTGTGCTTCATATTGTTGAAGCTGTTCCGATGCATCAAGTCCAGATTTGTCTTTGATGTATGTCGCCAGAATTGTCATAGGGGGAACTGCTTCTTCTTGTGCAGACAATGTCTCATCGACAGTAAGAACCAAATCATCTTCCGGCATTGTGTATTCTTCCACAAATTTTATCATGGGAGAATTGTTCGTATGATAGATTCCGTTATAGACAGACATTTCATCAGGTGTTAAATGAACCACAAAACGATGCGGATTTGAAATCTCTTTCGACAAGTGCTCTCGTAATTCTTCCGGATTATGGATCTCGATGGTTTCGAATTCCATTGCATTGGTGTTCGGTTCTGTGAAAACTTTCAGATTGTCATCACAGCAGAAGAACACACGTTGTTCATCTTCACCATACTTCCATCGCAACCACGGACCTGCATAATATACATTATTTCCGAAATCCGTAAAGCCATGATAATGACCGAATACACATAATTTCGAAATCTTTCCAAGCAAGTCTGCCGAATGTACAATCTCGTATTTAGCAGACTTGCAAGGATTCTTAGTTTCAGATGACATTGGACCGTGTCCAACAATAATGTCGTATGTGTCTTCAAAAAGTTTTGTATAATCCACATCCCCATATTCTTGTGGTAGGAATAATACCTTTTTGTCACCAAATACTGTCAACGAGCATGCTTTGTCAATATAGAAGATATTCGCGCGAACGGATTCATCAATCATTGACAGAAAGATCGGATACTGGTCAAGATCATGTGAATCCGTTCCGGCGATGAAGTACACGGGAATATTCTGATGGTTTGGTCCGGAATGATTGTATACCAATGCAGCCATGAATTGCGCCGCAAACTTGGCATCATCAACAGACAATCTATGATCGAACATATCTCCACATACAAAGATTGCATGACAGTCTTCTTTGTGGTTTTGAATGATTCCGAGAAAATCAGATAACGATTTCACGAAATCGATCTTGGGTAACTTTACGCCGAGATGTAAATCGGCGATAAATGCATACATATTTTCACGGCTCCTTGTCGTACTCACTCGCTGCACGGAAGAAATACCGATCATCCATTGTCTTCGGCAGCGTAATAGTCTTGAACTCGATATTGGAGAGTTTGCTTTCAACTTCTTCGAATTGATAGTTCAAAGCGTCCTCACCAATAAATTTATATGTACCGATGTTCTCCCAGATATCTTTTGAGACATTGTACATATAGATCTCATAAGTATAGTTCCGGACCATTGTGTGAATTACGATTGCGCTTGCTTTGATGGTGCCCGCATGTTTCCGTTTGTTGACAATGCCTAATTGTTGTAACAGCGGTGGCCATCCACTTGAATTAAATGGTTTTCGTCTCATACTTACCTCCAATACGTTGTTGATTCATCATGATGCATCTGCCTGTAGTCTGTGTTCATCGTCTCTTCATACAGTCGACGAATATGATATTGAACACATACTTCATGTTCGACTTTGCAACCTGCAGATTTTTCCCATCCCTTTGCAAAGAATGTGACGTCTGCATCATACATCTTCATGATCGAATCTCCCAACATCGCGATTCGACCACGTCCCTGAATTTCCTCACTTTTGGTAAACGAGTCGATTATCTCGACGTTTTCTCCCGGTCGGGTGGATTTGATCAGTTCGATCAACTGGTTTCTTCTGGCAAGGATCTCTTCATCCGTGAGTCCAGCCATCGGTTGACTAATAAAGTATTTCATATCGGTCCTCCATAAACTCCATTTCTTTTGAGCATCCATAATGCTCGTTTCTGTGCAGCATTTGCATGTCCTGTATACCCATCATCCCATACAGATATACAACCTGTTTGTTTACAGATCCATTGAACCGGATCCATCATTCCGTCGGATTTGTAATAGTCCTCAAACATCTCGTCTGATGTTTTCCCGTATATCTCGGTTAGTTTCATCATGTGTGACGGAACTGCGTATTCGATGGTTCCATCAGATTTGATGATAACTTCGAGGTAGTTGATGAATGTTTCTTTATGCACATTTACATCAAATGGGGAATGTAATACCTCATATTGGGTATCGGCGTCTACCATATTCTTCACCTCAAAAATATATTTAATGGGCGGGATGACCCGCCCATTATTTACATAAATGCAAACTCCTGTTCAAATCTCTCAGGAACTTCTTTTGCAACCTTCCGATACTTCGGGAGTGCGTCAATCACTGCATTCATCTCAACGGGTTCTTTTCGCCCATTAAGAAACGCAACATCGATCATATCATGATACGGCAGCCAATATGTTTTGTATCCGTGGATATGACCATGGATATTCATTCGGTGTTTGTGGTCTTCCGGCATATGTGTAAACAAAATGTCGTTATAGACAAACTTCGGCGTTATGTATTTGAACCCGTGTTGCAAATAGAACTCGTCTGGGAACAAATCATTGTTCCCACGAATCATAACACGTTTCCCTTTCAATGAATCCAGAACAGCGGCGAGTTCTTTCTTTTTGGGTTCACATTCACCATCAATCAGATCTCCGAGATAAATCACGACATCATCATCTGTCACTTTATTATTGTAAGCATTGATGATACTTTGGAAGTCTGACCGTTGATAGATCGTTTTCTTCTTTTTGTCATATCGCCACAGATGCCAATCTGTGCATAGATAAACTTTGTGCCCAGCTTTCAATGCACTCCGAATCATACTCGAAATCGGTGAAGAGTCCTGTGTATTCGCATCTTGGATTTCCTCCTGGACTTTATCTTCCAACTCTCGAGAATATTCCTGTATAACTCGATCGAAATATGTCAAGTTAATCGCCTCCTTATCAGAGCGTTTTTTTGAATACGCTCTATTGTTCAAAATAAGAATATATATTTGAAGATAGAAAAAAGAAAAGGAGGGGTAATACCCCTCCTTTCTTCTTATTCAGTCATACGACCAAGCGCAACATCCGACCATGACAAGATATCGAGTGACACTGTCTCGTTGATTCTGTCGGTGAGACAAGAATAATGGAATGCATCAAACTTCGGAACCAACTGTGGATCCAGAAGGAACAGAATATCGAGCTGGTCTCCATCAAAGTCTGCATTCAGAAGCGACAGAACTTCGAGCGGCACTGACATTGTGTCATCACCAATTTTGTATCTGCGGATCTTAGCCAGAACGATTGAACCGAGATTGTTTGTCGGTTCACGCAAATACATGACCCATTGTCCTTCATCGATAATTTCATTCAGCAGACTGATGATGATGTCATTCTGTTCATAAGTATTGATGAACAGGTATGCTTGTTCAAGCGTCATGTTATAACGTGTCGCAAGCATATATGTCAGACGATACTGATATGCTGTCAAGACCATGGAGTACGGCAGATCAACCTCATCAACATTCAATGAAATGTCAAGCGTGATGACAGAACGTGCTGAGAATGCGAAGGAACCACCAACGATTTCAGAACGAACGAAACCTTCTTTCTTCGACATCTCATTCTTGATGATATGCTCGGCGGCATCCATCCAGCATTTCTGAATGTAATTCAACGCCTGCATTTTCTCGATGTCAAGCACCATATTTTCCATACGGCATGCAACCGAAACCATCTGTGCAAACCACTTATTGATCTTCGGATAAAACTTCGTTTCAGAAGTCTTTGATACCGGACGGAATGCGGTTGAGTACAGTGGGATCTTGGATGTAAATACTGACTCCTTATTTGCCAAAAGAATCGGCACTTCTTCATTGCTCTTTGGAGCACATGCTGTGATGATTTCTTCAAATCTCTGATAGAACCCATCATGTCCGATACCTTTATACATCAGCTTCGTCTTCGGAATTTTCTTTTCGATATACCGAATATCATCCTGTGAGACTCGTCCAGCACGTTTCTGCTTTTTCTCCTCCGGTTCACCTTTGTCATTCTCGTTATACTTGATATCGAGTTTCGATTTGTAATCGCCGAGAATATACCGCAGCATGTTTGTACCGAGGACACGTTTCAGCATGATGTAATATACAGGCGTAATGACCTTGTGTTCATGAAGATCAATCCATCCTGTATAACCAAAGTTCAGAGAATGCAATGTGATTTCAGAATGGCAACACGGACAAGTCTGACCGATCAGGTCCTGACCGATGAATGCTCCGCAATCACATCTGTATTCACAATCTGTGAATTTCGATGAATCTACCAATGCATTTACATTGGTCGGTGCATAAGGATCTTCTTTCTCGATACGAAAACCATTGTGTGTTGCGATATCAGAAAGATATTCAATTTCGAGATTACATCTTTCAGCTTTCATTCTAATCTCCTTTCATCCTTGTGGTGCACACTTATCCAGCAGCATGACCGTCAGGTCCAAAAGATCAACCGTCATTGAATTTGCGTCATACTGCAGTGTCGTATTCAACAAGTCTGGATCATTATGATTGACGATTGTATACGACGAGAGAACCGAATGCATGATTGCTTCGATAAATGTTGTTACATTCTTTTCGGACAACAAGAATTGACGAAGATTGTTCAGTTTCACGAACTTCTTGATGGAGTTCAGATCCTTCGCCGTCAGAGTCTTGGTTGTATGTGTCACAGTCTTTGCCATCAGCATATTGATCAACAGATTGGACTTTGTGTCTTCTTCTGTTAAATTATATAACTGCATGACCATGTGACGTACATACAGGAGAAGAATGTATTTCTGATACATCGACATCACATTGATCGGGATCGATGAATGGAATTTATTGTACAACACAGCTTCCACAAGCACCTTTGAAAGGTCGTTCATCTGAGGAAGATTCTCCAGATAGAATTTCACCGGTGAAACATCGATTTCCATTGCAATGTGTGCAATGATACCTTTCAGATCTTCATAAATGCATGCATATTCTCCCGGATTAAATGACCGAATCGTTGAGATCGGAGAATTATTTGAAATCTGATCTGGGAGAAGCTGAGAGATATCATCGACATTGACAAGTGTGTACCGGAGTTGAACCTTTCTTGTGACAAATGAAGCCTGTGTGATAATTGCCTTGATTAAACCGACACATGAAAACGTCGGGCGTTTTTGTTGATTGTCCCACGCCGAAGCGAAGGTAAGTTTGATCAAGCCGTCGCAAAGCAAACTCTTTCGCATGACAAACTGTGCGGTTGTCGGAATTGTGACACCGTCGATTGCCTGCATGTCATAAATATTAGAATTGGATGAGCAGCTCTGAACGACCGAGTTGTATACGTAGTCATACAGAAGTTTGTAAATGTTCGGATTGATGTGATTCATAATGTTGGTGAATGCCGTTGCAAACAATTCATACAGATCCTTCGGGGAATTGCCCGTTGAAATGATGAAGTGTTCGATGAAGATATGCATGACCTTTATCATGAAAGAAACGATAAAGATATCACGCGGCATATCCTCTGGGAAGAGACCTTTGACGTCATCTCCGACATCATTCTCTTCTACCATCTTTCTGATTTTAGCGATAGTTCTTTCGGGAAATAGAATGTCGAACAACTGCTGTTGATATTCTTCAAATGTCACGATCGTATATGTCTGGGAATCGGTCATAAGTTTCGCAATCAACATTGATGTGATGAGATCATTATCGTCATCATATAATGCCGTAAAGAAATTGATCTGTTCACATATGAGGTTTTGAAGATCAAGTCTTCTGGTTCTCATCTGAAACAGTTGAATCGCGGGGTCAGGAATATCATTCGGAAACAATGCGGAAAAATTCACAAAGATCTGCGAACCGGTATGGCGGATGATAATATCTTCCGGTATTGGTTCCCAGTTGATGAATCTAGTTTTCTTATACTTTCTTCCGTACTGACCTGTCGGAAAGCCATTATACGGATAATTTGTTCCATGGGTCGCATTGTATTCATACACTTCATCTGGATTATATAAATACAACAGCGTTTTGTTTACAGGCTCTGCCACTGCCACAACCTCCTGACGTAATGGGATGATATCAAATAATTCCGGCGGATATCACGCCGGTGAATTGGACGTATACATTCTTCTCTCTTAATTTGTCAATGAATGATTGATCCATTACGATTGGAGCGACATATTGAAAATCGTCTACAATCGTGAGTGCAAATGGTACTTGCACATCCATACACTTCCGAATATTATCAGGATTCGATGTCGTATATGTGCAATTGGGTAACGCACGAAGCACGGGGACAATATCCCCGTGCTCATACGTTGTTTTGATTTCTAACCCATTGACAAATTCTTCGATCACTGGAGAATACACATTCGAATGAATCACAAAACGATGAATGCCGTTGTCCGCAGCAGCGCGCATCATCTTGAATGCATATGCTAAATTCGGACGACACGCAATCTTGGAATGCCACATAGAAGACTCCGGTATCACCGGTATCACCATAGATGTACAGTTGTGAGTCTGTATAAACTTTGGGATATCGTAGTCAGTTCTATTCAAGTATTCCAGTGTCAAATCGTCTGTATTCGGAAGATTCTGTTTTTCACGCAGAAATCGAACGGTATTCAATCCGATTAACGAGATCAAGTCCTCGTATTGAATCACGAATGCATCTTGTCCGATATGGGAGAAGTCAATCATCAGATCGGAAGCTCGTTGTCGTCACTTTCCACAGCGGATGCTGCAAGTGCATTGCCGAACTCCTCCGGATCCAGTTTTGCGTACAGGCCCTTCTTCATCGCGACTTCGCAAAGTGCGATGAGGTTCTTCCATGATGAATTGATAGAACCCATACCACAAGGAATCGGTTCGAATGTCGCCGTACGAGATCCCTTATCATTCTCCATCGTAACCTTGACCTGACCTTCCGGAGTACCGACGACAGTGAGCGTGGAACCCTTCTTCGGCGAAATCGTGAGCGTACCACCCTTGGTAATATCATGCGCCTTAGCAGCCTCAAGGAATGCACGGAGATATTCCGGATTCAGGAAGATTCTCGGCAGTTCATTCGGCATCTTCTGCTCATATACGTTTGCGCCGGTTGACGGATCCTTACCGACAGCCTGCTTTGCAGAGAAGATCGTGAACACCGATGACTCGGTAACCCAGACACGAACATCAAGAATCGCATCCGTTGCATACAGACGACCAACCGGGAAGTTGGTACGCTTCTTCTCACCCTGAGAATTGTTTTGGTTATTGAAACCATTTGATGAATTTTGGAATGGCATAAAAGCCAGCCCCCTTTCAAATATAATGTATGTTAAGGTTACACCTATTCAGAACAATATATATTATGTTCCGAATTATTGCATATTATCATTCACATCCAATGCATCATAATATGCATCAATGATTGCATTGGTTGCCATGGAAAGTTGCGGCATATCTTCTTTCATAACACCAAGCAACTGTGAGAAACTATCGTCGTTGGCTTCTTCATGATCTTCATACATGCCGCGTGTGGAAATCTCATCTGTATCATGTTCTTTCAACATCCGAAGCAAATCATACAATGCTTCGATAACATTCTTGAGAACATCAAGCGTTGTGATTTCCGGAGTATCCAGATTCAACATGTTACAGATGTTATTGATATTCTTGAGAATCAGTTCAAACAAATGTTGCGTAATTGTACGCTTCATCTTGTTCTTTGGCGGGAGTCCTTCCGGAATAGCCCGCCAATACGTGTCGATGATATCACATGCATCATCCAATTGTGAAAGGACAATGATGACACCAGCATGCCAAGTGAAAGGCTCAATGATTGCAATCTGCCCTTCAATTTCTTGCATACTCTCATCGAAGTCAAATGATACACCCGCGTATGATTCAAGCCACGAGTATATTTCGTCCAACATATTATCACTCCCTATACTATTATAAACAGATCATTCTGGAAGACATAGAACCAGCTTTTGTATCAGCAACCATGATATCGAACAGACTCAACAGTTGCTTGAATGGAGTCAGTAATTTGTCGACCATACCTTCTTTGTCAATGATCAATGAAATCCAATCAGGAATCTCACGATAATGTTCAGGGAGACAAATGAATGGTGTGTCTTTCATTTTTTCATTATTGACCAATGACATTCGCAGTACTGCTGCAATTTTCGGATCACGTGAAGCATATTGTTGCATCTTCTCAAACGAGAGGCGTACAACAATGACGCGGTCCATAGGCATCAGCTGTTCATCAGGCATCAGTTCGTTCCAAACCAGAGCACCACGCATTTGCTCTGGTAGAATCTTGCTTGAATCATATGCAGAAACGTCCTTCAATCCAAGTACCTGATAAAACTTTGGATTATGTTCGAGCTCTCCTTTCAATCGTTCTCGTAATGCATAATATTCATCCATGATACCTTCAACGGATACATGATCCGGTGTCAGAATGTACTTATCATAGAGATGAACCATGATGTCTTCAAGGAACTCTGCCGAGTCACGTTTCTTGAATGACAAACCGGAGACTGCAATCGAATGAATGTTACGCGGCGTACCCTCTTGTACAAACATAGACGATGCATACATCTTCTTTGCAATCAAAGCTTGTGCTAAGAATCCGAATTCATTCTTGAAGACGAACTTCTTACGATAGTATTCATCTTTAATATTGCATCCCATCGTTAGATATCTAACCATCCGAGGGATGATATTTTCGACAAACAGGCGCATACCGAGTGCTGATGCGATAATACAGCTATCACGGAAGTTTGATACACGGGAATGGAATTCGTCTATATAATGTGCAAAATGAACCATCAACGAATCCGTATCTGTGATACAGACAATCAAACGATTCTGCATTTCAGCCGCACGAACTTCATTGTCATTTAGGATGAATGGATAACAACAACTATCGAGAACAACCTTGCTAATTCGGTCGACATAGTCTTTGATTTCTGTAGGAATCTCTGTACCAAAGCCAGAAATATATAGTGTCTCTTTTGTAATATTGGACCAATCAATCTTATGTGACTTCAAATAATCCATCGTCGCATTGATCTCGGTTTCCAAATATGTGGACAAAACATATTTGACTTGGAATGCCAACCGGAGTTTACAAATTTGCTCATCGGATAATGTCATGAGAAATTTCTTCAGATATTCAACATCTGTCAATGTGTATGCATATACGAAGCTGAGCAACGCTTCTGCAGTTTCATCAATGCTGAATTTATCATGAATCATATTTGGACGATCTTCCTTATTATCCAACACAATATAGATGAAATCGTACAACCCGTTGATGTTCTGTATCTTGGCCCATTTGTCTTTGTTTCCCGAGAGCATTTCCAAACAGCAGATTAAGGTTGTGGTCATAACCTTGGCAGATCCCGTCGTTGCCGGTGGGATGTAACAAGAATAGAATGGTGACAACGTCGTTCCAGACCCGCCGTAGTCAGCATTCATAATGACCTTAATCGAACCTTGTTCTGTGTTCAGCAGAGCATATTGCACGGATTCTTTATCATACTTATACATTTCTTTCTTAACGCCTTTACGTTCAGCCTGAAGTGTTTCAAGCATGACCACGATCGGTGCAAGATATTCCTCATGTTGCATAAAGAACGTACCATTGCCAGAGATAATCGGTGAACGTTGCTCGATCCAATCAAAGGTTGCGCATACACTTGTATTGATTGTCTCATGGGTGATGTTATTGTTCAATTCGCATGGAATATCACGAAAAGAACGGTCCGTCATTTCTTGTATATGCTGTCGAACTTTATCCGGATTTCGATCCGGATGCATCTGCATATACATATTGAGGATTCGATCCTGATACTCTCTGTACGGATTCATACCATCATTCCTTTCTGGAGGTAAAATTATGGATTATAATGATCTCGAAAACAAGCCTTCCATCAATGGCACCGTTCTTGAGGGTGATTTGACATTGGAAGACATCGGTATTAGTGAGTTAACACCCGAAATGGTTTCAGAACTCTTCCTTGAAACAATGGGTGTGATACTATAAGAGCCATTATATCCCCACACTCGAAAACGATATATGTCTCTATTCAAAAAAAAAATGTAAAGGAGAATAAGCCATGCTTAGTTTCATCAATGAGCAACTTCAGGCACGGGCAAAGGCGGCTGGAGAAGCCGCTGCAGTTGAAGCCGTGAATGAAGAAGCGCAAATGAATGATGCGATTCTGGAGTATGCACATCTGGTCCAAGAACTGGATGACCTCTCAATCGAAGGCACGGAAGCAAACAGCACGCGTCCATTTACAAAGATTGATATTCCGCTTGAAGATGATCCGGAGATCACTGCGGTTGAAATGAATCTTCTGGATGGCCGTGTCACGAACATTCCAACAGATGCTACTGTTCAGGAATCTGACACTGTGTATGTTGGTATGCGGACGCCCGAAGATTTCATTCAGGAAGCATACAATGAAACCACGCAGTATATGCGTGAATCCGATGAAGCATACAATACCAGAGTTCATGAAATCGCCAATCACAAGTTTGCAGCATACAAAAATTACTGCATTCAGGAAGGTTTGTTCGGTTTCGATAAACTCTCCGTCAATGATTCCCGTGTTCCAGCACGTGTTTCTATCGAGTTTGGTAAGCTGAACGGTAAAGATTATACTGTCAAGCTTCCTGTCAAGTTTGAAGTCGATAAAAAGAATCGTATTCTGAAGAAGCAACTTGACAGCCTCATGTCATTCCAGGCGCAAACTTCACGAGATCATGCTATGCAAGGGGCTGCGTATGCTGCATTCGGCACCAAAGTCGGCATTGAGACTCCTGAAGAGATCTGGTCGAAGGTAACTCCCGTTGAACTTGTCATTCCTGCAAAGCCTTCCGACAAGTTTTGTGTTGCTGTCGGCTTCGAGCTTGACGGTACTGGTGACGATCTTCAGTACATTGAATGGCATGCTTCTATCAAAGGTCAGACAGATACCGGGTTCTCAAAGAATGTTGAGACTACCACTCCTTCTACCGGAGAAATCAAGAAGCTTTCAGTCATGACAAAGGGTGAAGCAATCCGTCAAGAGGCTGCATTGATCGCATCCGGATATCATGCACCAGACCGTTTCTATCAGGAAGCAATTGACTTCGGTGATCCGAATGAACCGCCTGCAGCTGATCCGAATGCAGCATCTGTATCCTTTGATGCTCCTCCTGCTGATGGCATGCAACAGCCTGCTGGTGACGGTACTGATGCTCCACCCGCAGATGGTGATGCAGCAGCTGCTCCAGCTGAAGGTGATCCTGCTGCTGATGCTCCTACAGAAGGAGACGAGAACAAAGAGGTCGTTGATACCAATAATGTATCCGATCAGATTGCCGAGAAAGTTGCTGACGAAACACAGAATGATGCGGCTGCGGAAAATGACATCAATATTGATGGTATGGATGCATCCGATTCTGAGGGTGAGCAACCCACTGAGGAAGAACTGAATGCAGAACTTGGTGATGCTCCTACAGAAGGAACCGAAGATACTGTCGATTCCGCACCGGCAGAGACATCGGATGCCGACTTCGACAACATGACCATGGACGAAATGCTCGCACAGGGTCAGGAGAAGATGAAGGGCATGACCATGCAGCAGATCAAGGCTTTCCTGCAGGGTGACTACACTGGTATGGCGGAAGCACCACCTCCAACCGATGATGCTCCAGCGCCGGAAGATGAAGGGGTTCAGCAAGAAGCTTTTTTTCTGACGCGAGGTAACATTAACCGGGAGCTGGATGTTCACCTCAGAAAAGCGTTGGGAATCCTGAATAGCTCCGAGCTTGAGATTGCTGAAATCTGCTCTGACTTCAAAAAAGAAGGACGTAAGCTGAATCGTGTTGTACACGCTGCATCCAAAATGGGTAAAGTATATGACGAAACAGAACGTAATCAGCTTTTGAAATTGAATCATTGTTTGTCGGATTTGATGTCAATGCTTCGTCCTGATATCGATAAGAACTCGATTATGACCGTCAAGAGAATGATTCAAGCATTTGTTGCTGAAGCGTCTGGTGTTCTCAAGATGGTCGAAGCGAAGTCTGGTCGTCCCGTTCAAGAAGGATTCTTCAGCAAACTAAAAGACAAATTCTCGAAAGAACCAAAAGATCTTGAAGGACTTTGTCGTGGACTCATTGATATGTGGGACGTTGATGATACAGTCTGGAATGCGAAGGAACTCAGTGAGTTTGTCAATGAAAAAAATCCATTGATGCTCCAGACATTCATTGCAGACTGGTTACCTGAATCAGCATTGAAATGCAGTCTCATTGTTGATAAATGTATTTATGAACATCCGACGGCATGCAATCAATTCAAAGAATTGCAGACGAAGTTCGAAAACTTTGCAAACAGATTCAATGACTTGATGGCGGCTAGAGATGATCGTGAATTGACAATTTCCGAATATGAAACACTTCAGGAATTGAAGGCATTTATACCGGAGATGAAGTCTATTGTCGCACGATTCTTGGATGAAATTAACCAATCATCTGAAATCAATTAATGAAAGGAGTGAAATACAATGCCAGCTGATATCAAAGGTATGTTGGATGCCATCATTGATGGTGCCAATAACAAGTTTCCGAACACTGTGAACTCTACCATTCATCAGAATCCGGGCGTCAATACACCTACGACATTTGATGCCGGTAAGTTCCGCGAAAAGCTGTCACTGTACGTTCTCAAAGATCTCGTCTGTGCTATGCTGCATGACGACACAAAGGATCTTGATGGAATGATTGATCAATCCATCATGAAGCATATTCATGACGATTATGGCTGTACATGCTATGATTATCTGAATAAGGCAAAATGTGCACTCGGCAAATCACCGGTTCTCTCTGATATTATTCAGGAAATCGATGGTAAGACGATGCAGATTCAATCCAAGGTTGTTGACAAGCAGGATGATGCATGTGTTGCGGATGCTGAGAATCTGAAGGACGAGCTGAAGAATATCGAGAACTACGATGAGCTTCGGGAAAGAATCAAGGAGATCGTCTCCCAAAAGGTTGTCGATGATGTGGCAAACGTCATTCGCAAGTCCAACGATGCGCCGGTATTTTCTGATCTGGATGAGAAGCTTGTGGAGCGCAAGACTTCAAAACCGGAAACAGATGAAGGAGAAGAAGATCTCACAAATGAATCTGTCATCTTCAGAATGACTGGAAAGTTCGTTGCTGAATCTGCTGTGGAAGGCAATCGCATCTCCACTGAAGAGGGCATGAATCGTGCATTCATCGAGTATGCTATGTGTCATATGGATTATCTGTTCAAACTGGATCCATCGATGCGGCATCTGTGTGCATACTAATACAAGAGGTGTTATGCGGGGCTTCGGCCCCGCATAATATTTTTTATTTTTATATATTTATATCATTTTTTTGAAAGGAGGGACTGTATATGTCCAAAACTGAAGTCGATGTGTTGTGTGTCCCTATGACAGACAAAATGTTTGAAAAATATGTAAAGGATCATCCGGGTGCGAAACCATTTCGGGAAAAAGTTGTCATCGGAATGAAATGTGATATATGCGGAAAAGTTATTCATAGTGGTTCCAATTATATCAAAGCAAATACATCGCACAACGATTGGGGGAATGACTCATGTGAATCATTCCAACGATGGGATCTTTGCTCGATCGAATGTGCTTCACAACTAATGGAAAGATACAAAGATGTATACACAAAAGGAACAAACAGCAAAACCGATTGTATTGAATTTGAAGGAGAAGAAGCTGACTATACAGAGTTAGGAGAGGATACAAATGATGACTCTTGAGGAAGCGAAGGGGTTGATCACACCAGATGCTATCTCACAGCTTCATGAAGTCGTTGATGTGAAACCCGTTATCGATTTCTCAAAGAAAGTCAATAACGATATCATCATGGCGGCTTTGTGTCGTGGTGTCGGTGACGGTGTTATCAAACCTTCATCGTTGAATGACCGCTTGGTGAAATTGTTGAATTCGGAGACGAACACAATTTCCCAATCCAAACTGAAAGAAATTCTTGATATTCTTCATGTACATCAGCCGAATATATACTGCTATATTTGGTTGGAAGACCCGGATGACGTCTGTATGGCAAAGACCTCTGAATGGTTCTTCAAGGATGAAGTTAATTTCACACAGATGTTTTCAGAGATTCTGATGCATTATCAGATTACACCGACGGATGTCCGTAAGAAACTGACAGCAACATTGAAACCGACAATCGTAAATAATGTTTCCCAGTTGGTTTCAAAATTCTACAAAGCAAGCCCGGACGAACGTGATAAAATGGTGATTTCAATTTCAACAATCCATAGACTTGCAAACATGTCTGGGGGAATGTTGAATGCTGAATTCATCGATGACGAATAAAAAAGAATGAAGACGGCGGGTTTCCCCGCCGTCTCATTTTTTCTTTCAGAGCAGGTCGTTGACAAACTCATGCCGACATGCATGAGGAACGATCTGAAGCGAATCCCAGCAGAACAAACGAAAGGAGGTTTGACAGTACCCATGGAACACGAACGCCCCTGCTCTGAAATTACTGTTATTGTGACTTTACATTTCGAATTATATTCTTGACGGCATTCACAAATTCGACAAGATGAAACTCATCGAATTTCATCAACCGATCAAGTTCGTCTTCTGTAAAGACATGATCATATTTTTTTGCCATGAATGCTTGGAATAGCATTCTACGACGATCCGGCTTCAATGCGGTATTGTATACCACATAATTCGGTTCTTGCGGTGTGTCGGCGATATCTTCCATTGTTACAAATCGGATATCAGGTGTTATGGCATTCATTGTTGTTTTTCACTTCACTTTCCTGTGACTTTTCTGTAACCTCAGTATCCTGACAGTCACATTTCTCATTGGGGTCGAGATTCGCTCCGCAATATGGGCACGTGTGATAATATGTATGCTTTTCTTCAAATAACATTTAAATCCCTCTTTTCTTAAGGAGATGATCACATGCAATTCTTTAAAGAATCCATCGATCTATCATCTGGAAAGAATCTGCAACCAACATCAACACCATTCATGCTTCCGAAAGAAGCCAATGACGTTGCAGTATTTCTGTTGGCTGGATCATTCGAATATGATATCGAATTGATCAAGAAGATGCCACCACCCCGGATGATAACGAAAATTATTATTCCGTTTTCCGTAAATGGTAAAATAGGTCCTGTGAACTTCAGATATTCAATTTCTGATTCCGAGTATCGGAAAAAGGTTGATTATCTGATGAAACAGAAACTGGCTCCGGCGATTCAGGTTGCCAAACCGCCAATCAATAAACTGTCAAAAGACGGTGTCTACATTTCAATGTCGGATGTTATGCTTCAAATGAATCGTTCTGTTCGTTCACTGTCTCAGGAATACATTGAACGAAATGCGCCTCAGATGCTGTCTACATTGATGCAACAATTTACGGGTGCACAAAAGAAAATTCTTATCGTAAATACAGATCGATTCCGTATTTATGATTCGGATGAAACCGTTACTTCTGACCTTGTGAATGGTTTAATCGGTTCTTATCTGTCGGGAAAGAACGGATCACTTTCACAAGACATCACCGTGATCTTCCGCTCAGCATCCAATGATTATAAGATGGATCTTCGGTCAACTTCACAGAGTGACGCTGAATCACTCCGTACAATGTGTTCCACAGTCGGAACGCCGTATAAATCTTCATCAAATCAGACAGCTACCGAACCGGATGAATCCATTGATGAAATGATCGATTCCATCAATGCGGATAAATCTGCATCCGAAGCAGGTGAAGAACCGATCCCTGCTCGTCAATCATCATCACTTGCAGCTTCTTTACAATCACTCCGTGATCGGTATGGTATCGCTCCAGGTGTAAAGCAAGATGATAAGATGTATCGTGCACAGACACTCGACATCAACACGAAATTGATGCATCGTATCACACCGAATGAAACTGCGGTTGCCAATTACAAACACATTGCGCGTGATTTGGAAGTTGGTGGAGATAATCCAGTTGAGAACCAGCTGATTCAACAAGCATCCAAATCATTGGCAACGATGCGTCAATCATCCAATGAGGAATCCGTATTCCGTACGACAACATCTCCACGTGAATTCCAACTGCGACAGAACATCGGACAAATCAGTTTGAAAGAATTGAATGCTGATTCCGTGAGTTCTGTAACGGATATTCCGATGCCACCACCAATTCGTCCTGCACATATCACAACATTGAATCCTGGTGCACAGCGGGGTTCATCATTCCCAAGGATTGCAGAAGCATATGAGGAACAAATGATGGACCAAGATATCATCGCGACCTTTATGACACTTCAGAAACTTCCGGAAGGTTTCAATGTCACAAAGATCGATGTTACTGATATCTCATCACCGATTTCCATGTTGCACAATTGGCGTGTTCAATTGAAGAATAAGCGTTCAGGAACCCAGAGTCATATTGACATTGTGGTACCAGTTATGAAGAACGGCAAGTTTCTTTATAATGGTTCAACATACAATATCGGCAAACAAGATTTCCCGATTCCGATTCTGAAAATCAACAAAAAGAAGGTCATGTTGACATCCAACTACAATAAGATTACCGTGTCTCGTTATGATACGAAATCTCTCGTGGATATCACTATGATGCTGAAAGCTGTCGCAAAGCGGAATCTGAACGATGGTCGGAATCCATATGTACAATATGGAAGTTCGATGGTGACAAACAGCCGATTCATTTCGACAATCGAGTATGATGAATATGCTCGAAAGTGGTTTAAGTTCGAAAACAAAGAAGCTGGTTGTAAAATCATTTTCAACCGCGACCAATGTTTGCGCGACTTTGGATTCGTACAAGTCAATGATAATGAATTCTGCTGCGGTATGATCAACCAAGTTCCGATCGTATTGAATACGGAAACGGGATTGGATCGTCATGGAAAATCTCTGACGGAAGTGATCATTGGTGCATTGCCGTCAGATATCGTTGCGGATTACAACAAGGGCAAACCGACCAAGTTGTCAATGTATGCCGACATTAAAATCGGTGTGCAAATTCCGCTCGGTGTTGCGATTGCTGCATGGGAAGGATTGTCTTCATTGCTGAAGAGATCTGGTACAGAATACAAGTATGTTGGTCCACGTGACGATGTCCCTGGATTCTTAAAGATCCCATTCAAGGACAAGACACTCGCGATCAAGAATACGGTACCAAATCAATTGATCTTCAACGGTTTCTATCGGCTGAATACACGGCAGTATTCTACGACAGATTTTGAAACATCCATCATGGATGATAATTCGGTATATGTCGACATCTTCAATCAGATGTTCTTCAAGCAATATTCTCAGAGAACGACATTCATTACATATTATCATTTCTTTGTGGACGCGATCACGGCAGACGTGTGTCAACATTATCATGTCCCGAATAACATCGCAGATATGTTGATCTATGCCGCGAATTTGTTGGCTGATAACAATTTCACATCTGAGAATAATGCTTCATTGTATCGCATTCGTTCATCCGAGATCATTCCTGCAATGATTCATTATCATCTCGCAGTTGCAATCGCAAAATACAATAACTCGGTTGGTTCAAAGACTCGTGATGCGAAGCTTGTGTTTAACCGCATGACGATTCTGAACGAACTGATGGCAACACAAACGGTTTCAACATCATCTGCACTGAACCCAATGATCGAATTGCATGAGGATGAAACCATATCCAAAAAGGGATACGGCGGTGTCAACCAAGACAAAGCTTATACCGAAGCAAAACGTTCATTTGACGAGTCAATGATCGGTAAGATGGGTATGTCTACGCCGAACTCTGCGAACGTTGGTATGGTACGTCAGTTGTCTGTTGATCCAAAAGTCTCATCAGTTCGTGGTTATACAATTGCAGATGATCCCTCTCAAACAGAGTACAATGATCTGCAACTCGCATCATTCTCCGAACTGCTGACACCTGGTACTGTTACCCATGATGATGCAATTCGTACCGCTATCGCAACATCGCAGACAGGACATATTCTTCCGGTTGATGATGCAGAACCAGTATTGATTTCGAACGGTATGGATGAGATTGCACCATCATACTTGTCCGATGAGTTTGCCGTCGTGGCAAAAGAAGATGGACAAGTCATTGATATCTCTGACGGATATATGATCGTCCAATATGCCTCTAAGAAGAAACAGGCAATTCCTGTTGATTCCAGATATTCATTCAACCCCGGTTCGGGATTTTATACCGATAACAAGCTGGTCTCCAATTTCCAAAAGGGTGACAAGTTTGTGAAGAATGATATCCTCGCGTATCATACAAAATTCTTCTCAAAGGATTCAACTGGAATGGTGAGAATGAATCTCGGACCGTTGGCAAAGGTTGCATTCTGTGGTACATACGCAACATATGAAGATGCTGGTATTATCACAAATAAGATGTCTCGACGTCTTGGAACACATGTTACAATGTGTCAGGCAACCAAGATCGAAGCGCTTGATGATATAGAAAGTGTCGTCAAGGTTGGCGATGAAGTTGAAATCGGTGATCCTCTCATTGTATTCGGTCTGGGTGATACTGGAGACAAATCAGTTGACGCATTCTTGAATTCATTCCGAACCGCTGGATCGAATCTCGATACTGCAAAGCGAGTAGTCAAATCGAAACATGCCGGTGTTGTGAAATCGATTAAGATGTACACCAACAAGAGTATGGATAAGCTTTCTCCGTCATTGTTCTCATTGCTGGATGCACACTTTAAAGAGAACAAAGAGCGAAAAAAGATTCTGGATAAGTATGATAATTCAGATTCTGTTTACAAACTCGGAACGCTGTATTCTTATCCAACAGCTCCTTTGCAGGGTCAGACTATCAAGGGTATCCGTTGTGATGTTCTGATTGAAATCTATATCGAGCATGGCGATGATGTATCCGTTGGTGATAAGTGCGTTGTTTACGCCGCATCCAAACAGGTTATCTCCGAGGTTGTTCCAGAAGGTTTGGAGCCATATGGTGAGACTGATCCTGATGAAGAGATTTCAATGTTTGTCGCACCTGGTGCTGTGTTGAAACGTATGATTCCTTCAATCGTTTTGACGGCTGCAGCCAACAAAGTTTTGATCAATCTCAAACGTCAAATCAATCGTATATATAACGGATAAAAAAAAAGAATGATATGGGCGGGGTGAATCCCCGCCCATAACCATCTTCTTCATCATCAGGGATTCACCTCCCAGTTCCGTTTCGCCGGTCACAGGAATCTATAGGCACTGAACGCCCTACTGTGACCGGCTCGATCTGTGAGCTTGCCCCTGCTCATCGGGGAGAAGGATCACTTCTTGAAAAGTCCATTCTTCTTGGTCTTGAGGCCGATGAAAACATTGGCCTCAATTTCCCACTGTTCGGGGACCTTCTCGCATTCGACGATATCCTTTTCGTCACCGAATGCTTTCTGCATTGCAGCACCGATGCAACCACTGAGGCCAAAGCTGTCGATAGTGCTGACGGTGCCAGACTCATCAGAGAAGTGCCATCTGCCGACAAGATTGGAATCTTCTGTCAGCTTGAGGATGCCACTCTCAGTAACTTCGGTCTTGTGCTCCGTGTAGAGCTTCAGACCAACCGCCGACGGCTTGATCCCGTAAAGGATCACACGTGCCGCCCATGCGATAGAATTCTCCGGGAGGGACTTGTGCTTCATCCAGTCGAATTTCCGATCGAGCGGTTCCTTCTGGTAGTCGGGATAATACTTTCCGACCCAGTTGTTGAACCGTTCCCAGCGGTGGAGCATCTCTTCGGGATCACATTTCTCCATGAATCCGAGATGCATCCCGAGGTGCTGGTACCCCCACACCTTGTTGAGCACATCCAGCATCGTGTGGTCAATATGCTGGAATGCTTTGATCAGATTTCCGACGAGCTCGATGTCGTCAACGTTGACCTGCCAACGCATCGGGCCATAGCAGAGCGATTCACCCTCGGTAGTCAGCCGGATCTCGAATCCTTCCCACGAGCCATAGCTGACTCTGACCGGGATTGCATGGAATTCACGGTGGATTGCCCAGAGCTTATCCTCCAGAGAAGTTGCCTTTTCGAGCTTTTCATTGATAGTTGTCATAATGTACCTTCACTTTCTGCCGCTGAAGCGGCGATGCGACGGCGTTAAGCTTTTACGCCGTCTATGTTTTATTGTGTATTATGAATATTAGATAATGACTAATTCAATTCTCCGCTATCACCTGGGAATTGAATGCATTTATCTTCTATTCATAATAATAATATATATATGAAAATCGTGATTTTGTGGGGCTATATGCCCCACATTAAAAACGGTTCTGTAACTTTAAATGAAAGGAGCATCCTTCATGAGTATTATGAACTATAAAGCCTGGTTCAATAAATACCATAGATACCTGACAGGTATCCGAAATGGGACCAGGACATTCAATGATACAAAATGGAAGACGATCAATGATCGGTATACACAGCTGACCGAGACGTTCTCTACATTGCTGGATGAGCAACCGTATAATGTCATCGGCAACTACACAGGGTATCAGCAATATTTCGATCTGATGACAAAATCGAATTATACCTTTGAAGATATTGACCAATCATTGATTGAAACATATCGTGCTACTTTGCAGAATGCTATGGGTAATATGATGGTGAATACCCATGCAGTCATTGCCAAGTACAAATATAATGATAAACGTCATGTATCTCATGACAAATATGATCATTATTACATCATCGATGTCCCATTTGCACAGATGCACTTTGGCGAAAGAGATGAATTTGTCCGTCAAAAGTTGCATGCTTTCTATGAAACGGAAAGTCAATACTTCATGCCTGCAGACAGGTTCTTGTCAGACGAGATCTCCAAGATTCTCGGATTCACAATTATCTGTTGCACAAATGGATTTATGTCCGATGATTGGTATGTCGGCATCTCTGAACAGGGTTTTCGATTCAAGATTGGTTGGAGATATTCTGCTGATGTTGAGTTTATGATCATGAAACTCGATGAGTCCTTCGTGTATGATGTTGACATCGATACAAACAAAATCCGTTCAGACCGTGAGATCTCGTATGAAGAGCTCGGCTTGAATCCTGAGTATGTGATTGGTAAAAATGCGATTCTCCAGATAATGGATACCGTTGTTCGGAAGTCTGTTGTGATTGCTCCGAACTTCGGATATTTCACAGAAACTGGTTTGAGATGCCCGAATCTGCAAGCCAAAACATATCAGGATTTCACAAATTACAAGTCGACAACTGCAAAGATTCGTATCTACATTCTGAAATATCTTCGTGAAGTCCCTGGTATTTTCCCTGCTGTAAATTACTACGACATGATGTCGGGTAAATATGCATACACGGAAGACTATGGACGTGTTGCGAGTAATGAGGGAAAACGAATCGCTTTACAGAATCAACAGATTGATGAGAAACTTCCTATCTGTACACCTCCGATTTCGTTGTCCCATGTATCTCAAGATGACAACCGTCATACTGTGATTACGAGCTGCTACAAAGTGAAATCTGATATGGAGTCAGTCAGACTCGCAATTCGTGCTCTCGGAAATAATGTAAACACAAAAAATCCACCGCTCAAGGAAGGACAATCTGTACAAGACTGGTATCAGACAAATGTGCTGGATTTGTCCCGGAGTATCTTCAATACGCTCTATATGGCATATACACATTATACTGCCGGAGCAATGATGACTGCGTTGATACCGTTAGATCTGATTTCAACATTTGAAAATGAAATCGAACGTTTCAATACACTCGCGTTTTGTCAACCGACCTATGAATCCATTCAGGAACATTCATTCGAGCTGTTGTATGGTGATAACTATGAACTGCTCATGAAGAAGATCTGCGAGCCGTTGAATAAACCTCCGTTTTCTACATTCGGTCAGGTGACATATCCAGACTTCTTCCCAGCAATGCCAGTATGTGTGAATCGTCCGGTGTCTGAACAATGTTTCATTCCACTTCGGTACAACACCAACGAAGGTTATGGTTGTTGGGTGTTTGATCTCCCGAATATCAAACATTTCCATGGTATTGACAACATGTTCTACATTGATACGGAATTGAATGGTGATGAACTATTCAAATTCTTATATCTGTACACAGATACCGAGAATCCTTCTGAACCAGTTATGTCAGAAATGACGGATGAACAGCTGCTCGATTTCGATCTGTTCTCAAAAGAAGTCGAGAAGCACATGGGTTATATCCGATACTGGGACGTATCCAACCGGTTGATGAAGTTGTGTCACATGTTCTACCGCACACGTGATCAGATTTCAGAGCTTGCAATCATCACAAAAATCATGAAACACAAGCTTGACGGAGATATCTTCCTTGAATATGCTTCGGATGTAAATTACGAGTTGTCGAATGTGACTTCCGACAATATCGATGGGTATACCGAAACTTCTATACGTGCTCCATTCACAATCAATTTCCTTTTCTATACATTGTCATTGTATTATGGCAATCAGAATCGGATGCAATCATTCTTGCTGAATGCGATCACGAGAAAGGAATTCTATCCTCGATATGCTGATCTGAAGCTGTCTGATATTGATATTGATCTGAAAGAAGAAGATATCAATTATTCTGTCATATCATATTCACCAACAACAACATTGTCTCCTGATGTATCTTACGCTTCCTTACCAGATACAACGGATCTGAAAATCTTTAATGGTTTACAGTTCCCTCTGAATCCATCGACATATACTGCGATTGATCCGTCTGGTAACATCGTTCGGTATCCGTTCGTGTTCAATACATATCGATCAATGTCTCCATTCTATATGCTGACATCCGAGGGTGTTGATACAGAACACTACATTCAGTATTCTAACATTTCTGGGTGCATGGGTGAGCATCCAATCACAACGTACTATGATGACGCGCAACTTGCTTCGCTGGTATCCATCTTCTTGGCAGAAGTATATGATGGGATTAGTGAATTGACAACCAACTACAAGAGTTGCTGGAATTGTCAACCGATCATTACGTCTATGAAGAACATGATCGAAAAACGAACCCGTGATATCCAACATTATATTGCAACACGTGGTTCTGATCTGCAATTCCATTCTGCTGGTGCGGCAAATGTGGTCGAACAGTTCATGAGTGTACACACATCAAACCCAGTCTATTTCAAATTGACTGAATTGGAATCAATGCTGCCATTTGTCAAAGGTACCATTACATCCCAAGGAACCGAGTCAAATATCTTTACGAATACACAACGTTTACTGATGATGCTTCGTAAAATCCATGAATGGTCTGGATTTGATCGGTTTGCAATTCGAAATGTGCGAGAGCTGTACATCCATCTGAAACAGATTCAAACAACAATGGGTCTTTATGAATACAAACAATGGTTGGCTGACATCGATATGGAAACTGTTGACAATCTGAATGCATATCTGACTGACAATCCGAACAAACCATACGGAAGTATCGAGCTTAGTAATGCGATTCGGAATTTCAAAGCATCCGTTTTGATTGCGAATACTCGGATTGATTCAATCCAACCAGTGATTGACGATTTCTTGCGTAATGTTCAGACATCGTATATCGACACATTGGTTGCATTCTGTGACGATGTTATTCAGAATTACATTTTTGATTTCTATGTCATGAATAAGATTCCATTTGTCCAGCAGGTAAACGGCGTACCGGCATATGCTGAAATCCAGATATCATCTGACGATCCACATGTTGCATGGGATATTCATCCGGTTTCGGATAAAATCTATGCGATGTTGGCACAAGTCAAATGTGATAGATCATCAGGTGTAAGTTATATCACAGAGATCATTCCAACCTGTGAGAATGCTTTCGTGTCTGGTGAAGATACAACAGTGACAATCGTATTGTATGATGCAAATGGTAACCAGATTCATATATTCAACGATGTGAATGTATCATTCACGAAAATCGGCTTATCGTCCGATGTTAAATATGATTCACGTCGGTATCTGAACAGTCAGTCTGTTCCGATCGAAACGATGAACGTTCATGAGACATTTGATGTAGACGGATCGGATATTATTCAGGAACGTCATGCCGAGTTGCATTATGAGTTGTTGTGTGGAAATCATTTCACACCACTCGAGCATACATCCGAATATTGCTCACCATACATCTTCGAACTCCAAGGTCCAATCGATAAGATGTATCTGTCATGTGAACAGATGAATCGTCTTGCGGTTGTTGACGAAAGTAATCGTCCAACACAAACGATGCATTTCCGTGCGTGTGATGTATATCATATCGAACCCACTGGTGGCATAATTACATCCATTGGCGGTAAATACTTCGAAGGTCAGACAGTTTACGTTGTGACTGATGACGGTCTGTCATTATTCCCAATCGTAATCACGGCAATAGACCATTCGTTGGAACGTGGTTTTATTGAGGCAAAAGTCGACCTGCAGCATACAAAATGGTTTGAAACAAATGATCCGGAAGTCATGCATAAATACCTGACGACCGACATCAATTGTACCGTCGTGGATGACAACATCCGCAACTTCTTGGACGAGTTTTCCGAATATGACGGATCGGTGTATATGATTCCGGAACTTCGTAAGAAAAAAGATGGTACAATGGTCGAACTTCCCGGCGACCCACTTTATGTACAATCGAATTCTGAATACGTGTATACACGATTGGCTTGGATGTTCCATGATGAAATTCCGAATCGGTTCCATGTTGATACAGATGTTCGTCATCATTTCGTGTACATCGGATCCGGTGAGGTTGTAACGGAAGATCGAGAAATCTATGTAAACATGATCAATCACAATTTCAATCCATTTACATTGCCAGAGTTGTATGAGATTCTTCGTTCAGAACCGGATGATCATATCGTTTGGAATGAAGAACGTGAAGTCTTTTTACGAGAAGCTTCAAAGGGTGTCATGGCGGCAAATCAATTCTCGATGCAGATTGTATCGTTGTATAGACAACTTTCATATGCGTCAACCGAAGAGCGCCGTCAAGAGATTCGTTTGAAGATTGAAGACAAAGAGCTGAAACTGAAGTATTGGCAAGATTACACGAACAGAATGGATGAATATTTGAAGCAATTGGAAACTCCGACAACCTGGTATAATGTCAGAGCATATGACGATGCATTGGTGTATATCAACAATGGTCGTGCAAAACTTGCAAAGACATTCATTCCACATGTACAAGATATTCCATATTCCGATCAATTGCAAGTACTGCTGTATGATTGGGATGCAAAGGAATGGATTAATCCAATCATGTACTCTGTTGAGACATTGATGGAAGATGACATCTCAATTGATCCAGTATGCAGTTCCAACACGGACAATGTTCTGACAACGATGTGTATTACATTTGCCGATGCGTCATTCAAGTCGAAACGGATTCTGATTTACTTTGCATATGAAACATCGGATGTATTCGACAATATTCCATTGAACGATATGGGATGTGTTGTTCGATTCCAACCTGTTCTGACGGTGTACAAAGCAGACATCAATGACGAGAAGAACATGTATGAGAACATTCGTATCAGAAAACACTACGATGAGAATGAAACATATCGAACCGGCAACTTGCAACCATTGCCAGAATCGTTTGGTTCGGTCAATGGTTTCGTATTTGAACGTCCAAACCGTTCTGGACGATATACGACAGGTTCTCCAATCCGATTCGGAGATTTGATTGTGCATACCAGCGCCACAGAATATACCTATGGAGATTTTGATATCTATATCGAAGATCCTTTGGAATATAACTCTATGGAACAGAATCATCTCAATGTTTCATATGCTGTTTCTTCGATCCATGCTGTTGACAATTACGAAGTTGGCCATACTGTTACATTGATTGCTGTGGATGACAATGACTATGTAACATTCGGAAAGAGTGCATCAAGCGTCATGTTCACCGGCATCACAACGGATGATGGCATCGTAATTCAAAATGCGGTTATGCCAGATTATCAAAATCGGGAATACACCTGTACAATTATTCCAAACAGATCACATCCCATGATTGGCGGCGTGTATCGCGTTTCAGTATCATCTGAACGTATATCCACACCTGATGTTGGTCCATGGATTCTTCTCCCAGCAACACCGGATATTGCATATAAACTGATTCCAAAACGTGTTGCGTTGTTACCACATCAGGATGTCATTCTGGATGGGTCAACATATATCACGTTAAGCAATCACTATGCACGCGATACATCACATACTGTTGAGACGGATAACTCTGGACATGACGATATGTACGTATACTATTACGACAAAGCACATGACATCAGATATCCGGTCGGTAACGTGCTGACAAACAAACCACAAAACCGTTTCGTTCCCGATCTGGTATCAAATACAGACGTCGAGTCAATTCGTTCAAACTTTATCGGCATCTGTCGATATGCAACTCAGAAGATTCCATCTAACGGTGTGATTGATCTTACCGGATTGATTCCAACACCGTTATCTCGTGATCGTTATGAGTTCTGGGTGAATGGACGATACGTATCGAATCCGGATCAAATCATCATTCTGTCACCAACCACATTCCAACTTCGGAATATGACATCATTGAAGAATCTGGATGTGATTGAACTGGTGGATGATATCATGCCAAATATGATCAACCGGTTGGGACCAACATACATCGACTTTGATGGCAATACATATTCCTCTTATCTGGAGATTCTCCGGAAACGTGCTGATATTGTGGATCAATCTGTGACATTCATGTTCAATCAGGATACACATTCTGACTTTGACACATATCTGTACGAGAAGATTCGTGATGCACACAATCATGATTATGAGACGGACATCATGAATTATATCGTACAGCCTGAAGTTACATCTTATTTGGAGCTTCACAACATCCCGACAATCAATGGTGTGTCGATATTCAATCTTCGCACATCGGATATTGGATTCCAAGAAATTCCAAATCGGGAAATTCTCCATACATTTGACAAAGTATGGAAACGTGAAGGTCTTGATGGTGTGACACCATTCAAACACATGTCCGCATATATTGACACCGTCGGTGAAGCGCAATCACTTCATGTTGAGAAAGTGGCAGATGGTTATGAAGTATACGCAACAGGTTTGTCTGATGATTGCTTCACATTGTACATCTCTACATCCAAATATGGAAAGATTGATGAGACTGACAAAACACAACAAATCATCCCGATGATCAGACCTGGAACACATGTACTGATTCATGAACGATTTGCTGGAAACTGGTTGCATTCCACGATTCCGAACACAACAGCAATCAAAATCGAATAAAAAAATAAAGGATGTGGCGGGGCTTTCGCCCCGCCAATATCCTTTCGAGAAGGAGAAGTTGTCATGAACCATATACACGGGAACGGTATAGGTCATGATTTACTGTTTTGTCATAGATTTGGATTGGTCATTCGGATCTGATCCATCAGCTTCTTCTCGATTTCAACCGCTTGTTTGTCTTGTTCCAGTGATGTTGATAACACAGAATATCCCGTGACTGTTTCAGGTTTCCATGAGTCGGTGAACATCTTTAACTGATGACCGATAGAATGATTCAGCTTTCCATCATTCTCTGTATTCAACAACGAAACGATTTCATTCAGCGGATTGGTCTTCTTTCCGTACACCTGATTGAAATACGATTCACCTGTACCGGGCAGTGACCAGTCAATCGGCGGTCCCATTTCAGATTTTTGCTGCTGCTCTTGGAAAAGTGATTGTGGAATCACATAACGATTGTAAATCGTAGACCGTGATTTGAGAATCGTGGAGATATCAGTATTGAAACCTGCCTGATGCATTCTCGCCATTTCAGCATGCTGTTCTGGACCAATAACATCATACGGCATCGAAACAGGTTTTGCTTTAACTTTCTTCTTCTTGACCGGTACAGAATCCTTATCGATGAGATTGATTTCTCCAGATACAATACCTGCAAGAATCTTCGGATCAGTGATTTGTGTATTATAATCGATATACAGAATTGGAAGCTCTGCAAATGTATATCGAATCTTTCCTGCTGCAAATTCACGACAGGCTTCTTCATATGTCATCCACGGATAATCATTCCGCAACGAATAATCGATTGCTTCCCGAATGATATTGATCGCATTCCGATAATCTTCCTGATGATAATATACTTTACCCAGTCCTTGCAGCTGTTTGTAGATTCTTCTGCGTTCTGCATCACCGGCGATATCATCATCAGACATATTATAGATAGAATTCGGATCCGATCTGACATAAGAGGATTCCATCGATTCATGGAGCTCCTGTTGTTCTTCATCTGTCAAATCCAGAATTATGACATTTCGAGAATGTGATTTTCGACGTTCCTGTTCGATTTTCGCCATCGCTTCTTCATGCTTTCGTTTTGCAATCCTGAATGCGTTGGCTTCATTTTCATCTTCATCTTCATCGTCATAGAAATCATCATCGTCATCTCCACCATGAATCAGCTCTTGATAACGAAGCTCGACTTCTGCTTTGAGGTCAGGTGTCATCATGGGAGTTATCCCACGTTCATATATGTCTTGGATTAATTCATCCAATTGTTCGATGGGATAATTATATTGGATTGCCATTCCAATCCTCCTTTGATCATTCCGTCAGACTGGTCAGAATCTCACGGATTTTTTCAGTATCATACTGCTGTGGGATTGTCAGTGTACCACTGACGTATTCATAGATATATGACGCACCCGATACAAGCCATTTGCGTGTATCATTCTCGACACCCTGGTCCTCATATGAACCATCGGTATGAAACATCGGAGTTGGTACGCCATGCGATTGTTTGTCTTCTTTTGTCCATACAATCTTCGAGAATGTATTGCCGTCTTCACGTGGAAATACAATTCGGCGAAGACCGAATTCGTCAATGATTTCCTGCAGTTTCTCATTTCTGAAAAATGCGTACGTTTGGTCAGTATCCTTCCCTTCCGAAATACACAATGTGCCATTCAAATAGCAGCCGTTCTCATAGAATTTCTTAACGTCTTTGACATATCCGTCGAGATATTTTGTGATCTCGACACATTTTGTATTGTCATTGTTAACGACTCTCATGACGAACCGAACATCTTTCTTTTCAGCTGTTACGAAGTCCGCATCGGGAGTCTGTCCCCTGAATACAAGGATATGCCATCCCTTTGCTCGCATATCAGTGACATCTGACTGTGCATTTGCATTAATCTTAACTCGTACCATAATAAATCAATCCTTTCTGCACGGTATGAAGAATATTTTGTATCCGTGCACCCGAATAATATATGTGTTCAGAAATAAAATATTTTCATTAAACCGCATTGTAAACGTGCCTATTACGTTTTATTCTATACAGAAAGTAGGTGATGGTATGAATCAGCTTATTTATGATGAGCACGCATTGATTGATCAGCAAATATACAAATATGACAAATTCATGCATTCTCGCACCAACAAATATACAGGACAGGGACGTACGCTTGTTACATATTACAGCATTGATGAGCGGAACACAACCGATTCTGTTGGATTGAATGCGGCTTATCAGATCCTTGGAACTGATTCACCGTTCCGATATAATAAAATTCGGCATTTCCCGATATTGGGATTTTCACCGCTGAATCCTGAAAACGGCAATGCTGGATCAACCAACGTTCGGGATTATAAACTGAATGGCGATGGTTTCATCATTCCAGGAACTGTTATGCCGAAAGAAAATGACTTCATGGTTGTTGAACATTTGCGGATGACGCATCTGATTCGTATTACAGAAGTCATTCAGGATGGATTGAATACAGACGGTTCGTATCGCATTACGTACAGTTTGTATTCAACCGAACCAAGAGATCTCCAAGCGTTGGAGAAACAAGTTATCGGAGAATATGTCACAGATTTGCAGACAATCGGTGGTGAAGACCTGACTCCGGTTATCGGAAAAGAAGATTACGAATTGCGGTCGAGATTGATCAAAATGATCGATGACATGGTCGAAAATTACATTGCGAATTTCTACGATCATAAGCATAATTGTTTCCTATTGCATTTGAATGGCAGAACGCTGTTTGATCTGTGTGGAAACATGTTCATGGCTCGACAAGGAACTGTGATTCGCGACAATGGTCATCGCAACATTGTGTTGAATGAGAACAAAATTCGAAATCCCGAGATGTTGTTCCATTATCAACGTTCTCCTTACAAATGGATTGAACGAGAGGCACCGCTTCGATATCTGTCAACATTCAAATATCGTACAGTCAAAGCCGATAATTATCCAGATTCATCTTTTGCAAAATACGGAGATGATGTGGATATCATGATTTACGGTGATGAATGGTGTCTGAATCCAGGAGAAGATCTGTATTTTCCAATGCCTGTATATGAAATTCTCGCGGCTGAGAATGACATTCGTACATGTGATGAATGCAATTGCTGTTGTTGCAAATGTCGTGAAACATGTATTCGAGCATACAAACTCTCACGTCATGATTATATTTCATTGATTCATGATTATATTCATGGACGACTGAGAACCATTCAGGATTTATCACTCTATACGGGTGATCAATTGTTTGATAATTCGATGTCGCAACAGGTATTCTTATGGACGCCGTTGATCATCTATATTATCAAACAAACTTTGAAAATCAAATAACAAGGAGGAACCTTTATGAACACAACTGGTTGTGGATGCAACCCGGTACTGATCCCTGCCTTCCCCTTCAAGAAGGCACCGTTGTACCAATGCGATTGTTGCACACAGATGCATCAGCCGAATTCAGCACAATATCCGATTTCAGGTCCGATGCAAGAAAATGCTTTTATGCTCATCAATTCTGTACCATATCTGCTGGATAATACCACGACGAACTATGGTACGAAGATCAGCGTGTCCGAAAATATTTACACAAAAATTTCGAAGTCAACCGATCCAAGCTGCATCAATCTGACCGCAGCAATCGATATGACTGGTGATATCATCACGAATACTTCAATGGAAGCATTCATCGAGAGCGTGATTTCATCTCAATTTGAAACACTGGAGAACGTTCTCCCGATTCAGAAGTCTTCCGTGACATTCCGCATTTATTATTCGCTGCGTGATCAGAACGGCGGCCTGGCATATTCGAATCATGTTGATTCCATCTGCCCGAATCATTTGTTCCATTACACGGACATTCAGGATTTCTTCATCACCTCATTCAAGAATGTTGCTGTTACGAACATCCCGCAGCTGGATTATGCCGGTATCTATTCTCTGTCAATCGATCGTATTGAAGCATATGTCGGTGTTGTTGATACTAAGACACATGCAACTGCAACGTTGAATCCATATTACCAGTGGACCGACAACAACACGAAGATTGCTATTCAGCATGACACGGTTCAATCAACCGCGCAGGATTCACAGATCATGATCGGATCCGTGAATATCAATTACAGCATTGCGGTTCAGCTGAATATTACAACGAGACTCCGTATTGCGTTTACCGTATACATGTCCAATACAATCAAGACAACCGACGCGTATGGAATCTACAAAGCTCTGTACAATCCGACCGAGCATATCATCGCAACACTGCTGCAGCGTATCGAAGCACTCGAGACAACCGTCACCGAAATGCAGATGAAGTTGAACACGCTGTACCCGATGAATCTCGAATACAAGAAGAGTACAGAGATTCGCAAGGGCGCAATTACCTGGATCACACCGGGTACACTGTATCAATCTCTGCTCACATATACAACGACAAACAGTGAGCAAGTCACGGTTGAAGAAGCGCTTGCACAAGATGTTCTTGATGGCAAGCTGATCGAACTCAATACACAAATTTGAATGAATGGGGGTTGAGTTGAATGGCAGACACTTTGAAAATTAATGTCGTTGATGTTACATTGCCACCAGACAGCCATAAAAACATCACGGTCATTAATCAACCCAACCCCGTCATAGGTTACACTGCAACACCAGATCAGATTCTTGAATTACTTCATTTCCCGCGATACTACATCACACAAACTGACAATCATAAACCTGTTGACGGAACCACCTTCTACGATTTATTCCCAGATTATCGACCTGATCCTGGACCTGGACCCGAACCTTCTCCATCAGGAACAAGTTCTCCATGGGGATATGCTTTTCCAAAACCTGTCTACTTCGAGGGAATCGTTGTAGAATCGGCTGAACATGAATAAAGGAGTGATACATTGTGTATGTAGAAAACATACAGGGTTATGCGAGTACAAATATGAACGAGCTCGCTACATTGATCACCAAATATATCACAAGCGGTGACATTAAAGTCTTCACGCGTGTTGAGGTATTTACAACAACAGACGCTGATGACAGTATTCGGTTTTTCAATGGGGACAAGATAATTGCTGAATTTGCAAACATGGCTGGCTCAGGTAGTTACAAAGTTTCGCTGTTTGGAAATCCGACTGATGCGTGGGTTTCCCCAAATTCAACGGGTGTCAGTAGATCCAGATTCATTTACAGAATGATTGTTTGTAAACACGGCGTTTTGTTCAAAACCGCAACATCCAGCGGATCGACGTCACAGGGTGGTATTATTCTCTTCACAGAAACGAAGGGAGGCGAAACTGGTTGTTTTGTTCGTTACTCAACTACAGGAAGTGTAATATATACTGGATATTTTGTTGCATGGAACGACCAGAATCCATATTCGAATGTAAATATTGATTCGAATTCACATCAATCTTTTACCGGACTGATGTCAATCCCAACAAACAGTCCGACCGGAAATTATTCTGTCAATACGTACTACATGCCATTCACACAATTCAAGGCATACGAAGGCATCATTACGTTAAATGACGAAAAATATTATACGGATGGTGCAATCGTGATAAAAGACGAATAACGAATAATATGTGCGGGGGATATCCCCCGCACATACACCCAAAACGTTTCAGTAACCTTGTAAGAAAGGAGGAATTACAATGCCTTCTCAAAATGTTCAATATGATCATTTTGAACATATCATCCGCACTTCGGCGCAATGGGCCGAAGCAGGTATTGCGAATTTTGCAATTCCACGCGGTGTATTGTGTATCGAATTATTCACTGATGGAACTACAAAGTTGAAAGTCGGTGAAGGAAACAAATTTTATCGTCAACTACCGTATGTTGGTGGGGAAGGCGGTGGAGATTTATCAAATTATTATACCAAAGAAGAAGTCGACCGAATCATCACAAACCTGAAGGCTGTCACCATTCCGACAACTCGTATCTATCCATCAAAAGAATCATTGCCGATTGCCGGTAATAAACTCGGTGAAATTCGATTTGTAGAAAACCCAGGTTATCCAGATCCAATCACATATTTATGGAATGAATCTCGATGGATTTCCATTGGTGGTGTATTTGATATTGATCTATCTGAATATGTGAAACGAAGCGAAATCATGCCCACGATTAACAGGCTTGATGCCGCTTCACATACACATCCAAACAAACCAATATTGGATGCAACCAGTGCAGCGTTTACAATCGAACAACAGACAAAACTTCGGTCATTAGAGAATTATGATGATACTGAAGTGAAATCCGAATTAGCATCCCTTGAACGAAAGGCGCATACGCACAATAACATTGATATTCTGAATGCGACGACTGCGAATTATACAACTGCTGAGAAACAAAAACTCGCTAGTTTACATAACTATGAACCATTCACGGGTGCAACATCATCTCATGATGGCACATCTGGTTTGGTACCAGCACCGACCGCTTCTGATTACACAAAATTTTTATGTGCGGACGGTACATGGAAATCGGTTTCAGCAGGATCAATCGATCCTGCTACAACAACAACACTCGGTGGAATCATTGTTGGAGCACATCTGACAATTACACCCGAAGGTGTTCTGTCTGCGGTATTAGATCCACCCTATGAATTGCCGATTGCTGCTGCCGATACACTCGGTGGTATTAAAATTGGAGAAAACCTTTCGGTTGATTCGAATGGCGTTCTATCTGCAACCGACACCGTATACACATTACCAGCAGCATCATCAAATACATTAGGTGGTGTCAAAGTTGGTGATGGATTGTCTATTGATCAAGATGGTGTATTGTCCGCAATAGGCGGCGGTGGTAGTGGTGGCGGAAACTATACAGCGGGAGACGCAATCGAATTCCGCCGTGCAGGTTCACAAATACCAATTACAAATCTCCGATTCTTTGCTACATCCAAACGTTCTTCTGATACCTATTTCCAAATGTCAGAACTCGAGTTCTACAATACGTCAGACAATTTGATCACATTTTCGTCAGTTGCAGCATACGTCGGCGAATCTTCATCATCGCCAAGTTATCCTGTTGCAGCCGATAATGTCACTAAGTTATTCGACGGAGACATTACAACAAAAATGTGTTGTTATTGGTATGATGTTGGAATTCGTATTGATATGGTGCTGACGACACCGATTACTGTGGGTACGTTAAAGTCATATCGGTATTGCACAGGTAATGATTTTCCGGCGCGTGATCCTGTATCATGGACTGTTTTCGCATCATCCGATAATGGGTTAACATGGTTTACAATTGATACAAAAGGAAATGAATCAATTCCGACCGTCAGAAATACATATACGAACAGTTTCCCTGTAATAATCGGCATACAGGCAATCAACGTCAAATATGGTGATGGTCTGTCCCTTGATCAGAATGGCGCTTTGACTGTAACTGGCGGTGGAAGTGGAACAGAATACACGGCCGGAGATGGTATATCCATCGATCCTGGGTCAACAACAACGGATATCACTTCCTTGCAATGGTCACAGGGCTCGGTTCGTTCGGATAATGGCGAATTGGATAATGCTGTGACGACCGCGATTCGTTCTCCGGAAATCGAAGTTGGTTTGACGCCAATGTTGAATGTGTCGGCACAGACAGTTGGCGGTCATAATATGAAATGGAAAGCTGCGTTCTATGATTCAGCACACCAGTTCATATCGATGACATCGAATTGGCAAACATTTGAAGGCGATGACACAAAACCTTCAAATGCATCGTATTTCATCATTGTCCTCCGAGATGATCCAGAAACGACAATCGATGAAAATGATTTGTTGACATGCGAATTATCATGGCCAATCGAAATTGGAAAGTACGTTATCACAAATACGGGCGTTACACATCTTGAGACGCAAGGAAACAAATTGGTTTCTGTTGAAAATGGTGAAACGACATCTGTGATGCAGTTTACAAATGATTTTACCGTTTCAAATGGTGTCGTATCAATACCCGATTACCAGAATCTCGTATTACATGTGATATCTGATAACTCATAATAGAAAGGATGAATGATATGCCTCAAAAGATATTTACAAACGTCATCATTCCTATGGCGTTTACCGAAGCTGCTTCGGACGTTACTGTCGAAGGTGGAAACAATCATGCTTCGAACATATCAGGTTCCCCTACCGAACAAGACCTTGCTCTTGCATTTGGTAAAATTCAAAACTGGTATAACAACTGGAATCCAGTTGTGTGGACTGGTAATGCTTCTAAAGTATCCGGTCATACTGTTGCCAAGGATGTCCCTTCGACAGCTGTATTTACTGATACAACATTCTCACTTTCTGGAGCAGCAAGTGATGACACATATGTCATAACGTTGACACCATCTTCTGGAACTGCGACAACTGCGACTGTTCCAGCTGGTTCGACTTCCACATACGGTTTGGTCAAGTTGTCAACTTCGACATCATCCACGTCAACATCACTTGCAGCAACTCCATCTGCAGTTAAGTCTGCATATGATCTCGCTGCTGGAAAGTCTACGGTTTCATTTACACAAACGATGACATCTGGATCTGAAGTCGGCACCCTGACAATCGATGGAACAGCGGTAACTCTGTATGCGCCTGCAGGAACTGGTAATGACCGTGTTATGCAACAACTGAAGAGCGACAACAAAATGTATCCACTGTTGTTCTCTGTGTTTGAAACATCAAATACATCAGCATCTCCTGCAGCTGATTTTGCAAACAGAAACAATTCCATTTATGTGAATCCATCAACAGGAACATTGACTGCAACGAATTTCCTTGGTACTGTCAATGGGTTTACAATCGGAAAAACGGTTCCCGCGGATGCTGTATTTACAGATACGACTTACACATTTGCCGAAGGTTCTACAAATGGTGCATTCACCGTGACACCAGCTGGCGGATCTGCAAAAACGATCTCTATTCACGGACTCGGATCCGCAGCATATGAAGCTACAACGGCATTTGTTCCTGCAAAACCAGATGGAACTGTCGACTTCCTGGATTCCGGTCTGGTTGTCAACTCAAAGTATCTTCCGTCGTATGTTGACGATACCGTCGAAGTACTTTATGATGCCACGACCGGAAAGATTTATGATCCCGATTCCCCAACAACCGAACTTACACCGGAAAAGGGTAAGATCTATGTCGATGTCAGTACACCAACAAAAGCAGATGGTCCGACATATCGTTGGAGTGGTTCTGCATGGATTTCACTGAAGTCTCCATCTGTCGATGCATTGTCGGATGTGATTTATAAATCTAACGGTGTTATTACGAGAAAATACACAAATGCTGCGGACGCAGATCTGACAATCTATACACATCCAACGACTGCAGGAAATAAACACATTCCAACTGGTGGTGGTGATGATTCATCTGGCGTCTTGACAGCATATGCTTCTGGGTCATATGCAGGATTTGCCGTATTGATGTATGGGGGTTCATCCGGTACTGCAAAATGGGGTCAGCTGAACAACTTTACTGGTGCAACGGCTTCTGCTGCTGGAACACGTGGTATCGTACCAGCACCTGCAGCGGATACATATAATGCAAACGGAAATCGACATTATCTCCGAAGCGATGGTGCATGGAGTGATGATCCGGTTACAACAGCGGATACACTCGTACTTCATGTCGTAGCAGGTTCATGAAACAAGATGTAATACGCGGGGCTTGACCCCGCGTATTACATCATTATATTCGGAAAACGCTAAGGTAATCTTTACTAAATAAGGAGGAGATAATGTGAGTGAGAAACATTTCTATGGAGCAATTATTCCCGTTGAATTGAAACCATGGACTGGTGATTCATCAGATATAGATTGGACACATGAGATACAAGGACCGAATCTCAATCACACAGAAGATTTGGCAATCGGTCTTGGAAAAATTCACTCCTGGTATGAAAATTTTTCACCATGGGTTTTCTCATTACCTTCAATATCGAGATCATCTTCAGGTGGTTTTATCTCAGACATTTCTATTGAAAATGGGAATATTGTATTGACAACAGGGACTCCAACTGATACAAAGGTGACTCAGAACATAACAACCGTAAATGCAGAAGTCCCTTTGCTTCTTTCATATTACACAGCATCACAAACAGGAACTACTGCACAGACTGTAAACCGATCAAATCTGCTGACATTTAATCCGAGTAACGGAATATTCCGTATGAATCGAAAAGGTTCATACATTTACACCAAGGATCGAGGCGACTCTACCAATCCAGATGGTTATGAATTTTCATTAATATCATATAATACTTCAAACCTATGGATTGGAAAATCACAACGAGCAACACACGACCACATCGGTGAAACATATATCAGTACTGGATACAATCCCACTACGGGAACCGGTAATAAATCTGTTCTGATTTCTGTCCCAAACGATGCCAACACAAATGACAGTATTTATTCCATACTGCATACTGGTAATACATATTACTTGACAACATCGAATGATGCCACATGGGAAGCAATGGGTATCACTGGTTCGGGTCATGCGTTATATGTAATCAGAGGAAATACAGCTGCAACAACGCCGCCATATCTTGCGGGTAATTATTCAGCAGGATTGGTGTACGGTGGCGGCGATGTTAAGTGCTTCATGTCAAGTGCATATGATACAGAAAAAATTACATTCGGTGGTGGTCAGCGAACTGCAAGTGAACTTTCACCGCGGTGGTATTTTTCTCTAACCGGTACAAATGCAACGACATATAATCTTGATGATTTCGCATTGGCTGATGATTATTTACCACTTGCAGGTGGTAAAATGGATACCGGTGCAATTATATCGATATACAGCGATGCATCGGAGTCGCAAGGTGTCCAGTATAAATCAACAGGTCAAGTATACAAAGTCTCTTCATTGTATGGATGGGGCCGATCTGTCACCGCCTATAAAGATGATTTTTCTGGCACAGCCCTCGGTTCATATGGAATGTTCGGCAATGCAGAAACATCAGCCAACAATATGATGGGATATTTCTTTATTGGAAAGGCTTACAATAATCAATGGTATGAATTTGCATACGGGGAACACTCGATTGTCGATAATGATTTACATGGATGGCTGCTTCGATACAGGTACCCATGGTCCGCAAGCGGCACCTCGGGTACATTCGAAGGTGCTTTCATTGGTCTGTACCCATATGATCGATATGGATACTGTTTGTGTATCGGTGAAGGCAGCGGTGGATTGACAATCATTGGTGGTGGTGAAGCTGGACACAATCTGCGTACGACTGTTACCGATGCTGATACAACACCGTATAGTTCCGCCATGACATATGGTTCAGAATCTGTTATGATTGGTGCAGACAGTGATGTGTACTTCGTATCAGGAGCGAATTCACTTACCGATACAACGCATGAAGAAGGTACAAACTTAAAGACGTTTATCTGGTCTTCAGCCGGAACATTACGTCCGTGGAATGATGATATGTACTCAGTCGGTGCTGCATCAAAACGATGGAACTATGGATACTTCACAAACATATCTGGAAAGTTAATCGGAACCATCGATGGATCTACAACAGGTGTGACACAGGATGTAAAACCGCGTAATGCGGATTCATCTACAAAGATTGCAACAACATCATTTGCATGGCAATTAAAACACCGCTCTGGTTGGTTTTATAATTCGAATACCGCATATGCAACAAATTGTTGGGCAAAAGTTGCTGAATTCACTTCCACAACTGCAAATACCTACAGAGCGACGACTTTTATCGTATCAGCAAACTATACATCGCATACAGGTATTGGTATATTATATGTAGTCATTAATGCAAACGGATCAACGGGAGTCATAAATGGATCAACCGTTAAATGGCTCGTAACAGATGGACAGATTCATGACAAAGTTGTTGTAACAACAAATGTATCAACAACATCACCAACCCATGTTACATTTCAAATTTGGGTGAAATGTGAAAAAGCCAGATATGAATCTATTTCTGTCGCACCTATTTTCGAAGCTGGATTAAATGGCTACTCACTAAACTCTGGATGGGAAGTAATCAATAATGCCGGTAACGGTTCGTCGACATACGAAGGAACCGCATTGACCATGGACTATGCTGATATTATCCATCCAAAAAATACTAATCCTGCTTCAGCAACGACATATCAGATTCCATTCATGGCACAATCAGATTCAGATTTAATTGGTGTGGATCCATTGAAGAATGATGGTTTAAAGTATCGAACGGTCGAAGGTACGTCAAGTACCGCTGGATATGGTTTGATTGAATTGGGTAATACTATACCAACCGGCACCGCTGGTAATAAGCGTGGTTATTGTAGAATATGTGGTGCAGGTGCATATTATTCACAAATCATGTCGAATGTTTCTGGCGAAAATCGAACATTATATTTGCCAAATGAAAATGGAAACATCATGATTCGCAAAGCTTCAGGGCAATCATTGTTATATGAAGCATCATCTTCATCCACGACATCCGCGCAATGTAGTGTTACCAATCTATTTACAAACTGGAAAGTCGTGTATGTATGCATCCAGAATTCAACTTGGACGTCATCAAACACGAATGCGACAAATTACAATTTCCTTGTACCGCTTGAATACGTGAAATCGAAATCAAATTACAATGCAGCGATTAGTTCATCGAATCCTGGATATTATGCCGGTGAAGGATATAACCCATCAAATACAGGTTCATCCAGTGCAACAAGAATGCTTGTGCAATGGAAAGACGACAACACGATTGTGTTTACACATGCAAGCAATGCAAAGGTTGGTATCATCCGTATTTACGGAATTTATTAAGGAGGGAAATCAAATGATTCTTAGACTCGATAATGATTACAACATCATTGAAGCAATCACTGTCGGTGGTAATCCGAATGATGAAGGGTGTTGTGAGGTACAAGCTGTTCCACCAGATATCATGGAAGACATCTTCTCATACAGATATTTTGATGGGCAATTTGTACTTCGTACTGATGCAGATGCGGAACATATTCGCGAAGCAAAACATCACAAGCTCGCATTCATTTCAGCAACATGCCACACTGTGATTGAATCGGGTATTCAGATTGGTGAAGACCATTATTCTCTGGACGCAACAGACCAGATGAATCTGTCCAAGCTTGCAACACAAGCTGCAATGATGCCGGAAATGCCACTGTTCTATCATGCTGACGGAAAGCTGTGTCGGCAATATACCCCACAGGAGATTCTTCAAATTTCTCAAATTGGCGTTGCATGGGTTACATACCATACAACATACAACAACTTTGCGAAAGCATATATCGAATCACTGCGAGACTTTGACAAAATCAAGAATTTCAAATATGGCTCACCAATCGACGATCCTGATTTGAATCAACAAATGCAAAGGATCATCGAGACAACGCAGATTCATTTCGAGACAACAATCGATGACCCATTCGATTATGACACGATTGTGCATCCACAACGGGAGTTTGTGAATGACACGCTTCCAGATTTTATGACTTAAGGAGGTCTATATCATGAGAGAAGAAATCCAAACACGTATGTCAGAGAATGTATCAGATCTGCAAAATCAGTACGTCATTTTCGACCGTGTTATCTCAACAATCGAGAGCACTTTGAATTTGACGTCAGAGCAGGCTGGTGAAATGACGTACAGAATCGAAACCGAACTCGCGGATTACATTGTGATTCTGAATGAAGGCCTTGCTGGTGGAACTGTTGTTATTGCCATCAACGCAAACGACATCTCCGGCATGGGTGCTTCACGTGTTGCGACAATGACGATCACATCACGACTCGCAACCCAAGAAGTTATTAATAACATTCAGAATCCAAATCTGCATGCAGCAATCGTCAATGTATTCTCAGTAATCTTCGATACAATCAAAACCGCAACTGATATTGTTTTGGAGGGTGATCAAAATGAAAACAGCCCAAACAGTGATGAAATGGATGTTACGTGAATCGGTATTATTTCTAATCGGAGGCATTATATACGCAATGATCGAAATCGCGATGCGCGGATTCACGCACTGGACGATGTTCATTGTTGGCGGACTCTGTTTCGTCATCATCGGTTTGTTGAATGAATGGTACACATGGGATATTCCTTTTCCATTGCAAATGTTCTATGGGGCATTTGTGATCACGGCATTGGAATTAATCTCCGGATATTTCATCAATATTCGACTTGGATGGAATGTATGGGACTACACCGGTCGGTTTTTGAATCTGAAAGGGCAAATCTGTCTTGCAAATTCCTGTTTATGGTTCATATTATCCGGGGTTGCAGTTGTTCTTGATGATTGTATCCGATGGGCCTGGTTCAATGAGGAGCGTCCACGTTACATTCTTTTCAAGAAGAAACCAAGATAAAAAAAAATGGAATGTGGGGGCGAAAGCCCCCACACCATTACTCGCCGTCATCACGAATATATTTGTCATAATCGACGAATTGGATCATATCTGCTGCGCTAAAATCGAGATACACATTTTCATCATTGATGTATTTCATTAACATGACATCGAAAGCATCTCTGTCAAGCGATTGTGTTATGACACCGCCATTATTGAATTTCACATACGAGATGTCATTGGATCTTTTCACAAAAAGATCACGTGTTGATATATATGAATCTACATACTCGATGCCGATCTCGCGGAAATTAACGATGATCCCATCTTCAGTTTCGTGATACATAGTTCTGTGAGATGAGATTTCTTCAATTTTCGCTTTGATTTCTTTGCAGCACTTTACGAAGTCTTCAAACGTGTCATTGATATCTTCACAATAGAATTGAGTTGCGACGACTCGCATTGAAGAGCACTGATGCTTCGTATCTGTCTGAATCTCAAATATACTTGAGAGGATGACTTCATGCAACTCGCTTTGATGCACAGTAATCTTTGTTCTGTCACCGTATTCATTATGCTCGATACGGATTTTGAACATGTCTTCAGAGAACAACATGTTCAGGTTTTGTCTGATGATAGTTTCAAGCAGACGATCTTCGATAATCATAATTAATTAATTCCTCACTTTCTGAAACAATAATGAAATGGGGAGATGCGGACACATCTCCCTATTAAAAAGATCAGCGAACAAAGCACCCCGATGTATGTTTCGGGATAACCGTCGCGATCTTTTCGATCATCGCATGGAACGATTCTCTCGAATCGCCACATGCAACAATCGTTGCGCATTCTGACTGTGCTTTGGATGCTCTCTCATCTCTGGCAGTCAGAATCCGACTTATTTCATGACGCATGGTTCTTCACTCCTTTCATGTATTTTTAATTATGATTGCACCATGATGTCATTTTAATTATATACATATGAACGTTCGAAAAAGTGGGGCTTCATGCCCCACGAAACCGAACGATAATCTTGATTCTATAAAGGAGGAAAGAATATGGCTCAGCCTACATCATCTACCGCACAGGTTGGAAAACAACGTATTCTTGCGGCGGATATTAATGAATTCAACAAAGCATTGTTGGAAGGTATGTTCGCATCATATTTTGATCGAACGACAAACTCCCAGAAATCTTCGGCATTCAATGCAAATGATCATATCAAGTTGACAAAATCTGAATATCAATATGTGACCGAGGAGATCGAGACAACACTCGGACTCCTGTTCATGAATCGATACCTATTGGAATATACTGGTATCATACAACATCTTGGATACTGGAATACACCTTTGGATTCAAAGGGTTTGAAGAAGTTAAACATCTTCGTGAACAACCTTGTTATTACCGGTGTCATTGACACGAAAATTCTTGGAAAGTTTGTCGATCGTCGTGACAAACTCGGATTCCAATGTGCGGCATTTCTTTCATCATCGATTTCACCATCGCTTGTTCGCCCGATGCATAATGTACAACAATTGAAATTGCAATTGTTGGAGAAATACAAAGATGATTTACATTCATCCGATCCAACGAAACAACTGATTGCATCAAATGCTATGGAAAAGGAACTCATGACTCTTGTCCGTCAGAATCTTAAGAACGATTATGGTTATGACATGTATGCATCAGGAGATGGTAATCTTGACAATAATTACAAGACAATCAATGTCATGCGTGGCGCAGTTTTCAATGGTCTGACCGGAAAGTTTGATGTATGTGAATCATCATTGATGGATGGTATTAAAGTCAAAGATATCCCATCATTTGCAAATTCGGTTGTTGCAGGTGCATATCCGTCTGCAATTGGTACTGCCGATGCAGGTTACATGGCAAAAATCATTCTCGCATTATTGCAATCTGTCAACATTGATCCGAATCCAAATTCAGATTGTGGAACTACGCAAACAATTCCGCTGACAATTACAGACAACAATAAACAGTACGTATTGTATCGATACATTAATGAGGGTGGTAAGAAAGTTCTTACTACACTTGATAACATTGGTCAGTACGTTGGTAAGACTGTCAATCTGTATTCCCCGCAATGTTGTAAGCACGAATCCATTTGTGGAAAGTGTGCAGGACGCGTATTCCATAATTTGGAAGTCACACAGATCGGTTTGTTGGTTACATCTATTACACAGAAACTTCTGAACCTAAAATTGAAATCCAAACACGACCTTTCACAGTCTGCATCAGTTATCGACAAGAAGTGGTTGTTCGAACAGCCGAACAATTACTTTGACATTCGGGAAGGTTTTATCGTGAACAAAATCCCAATGAAAATTTTTATTCCGAGAATGTTCGAAGAGTTTAAAGGTTTCTCATTGGAAGCAACGACATGCTCATCATTCGGTGTTGTTCCTGTCAAGTTCTATGATAATTCTGGACGTGAAGTATTGTCAACACGCATGACGGTACCTGCGACATTGGACTTCCATATCTACGACGATGTACAAGAAGATCCAGACTACTACATTCTACAATATGAGCCGGATTCTAATATCTGCTCCGTAGCGATTCGGCAATCCGTCAAGAATGTCGAATATTATATCAACCAAATATATTTGCATTCAAAAACGGCACAAATTCCATACAACATGATGACAGAAATGATGTTCCGTTGTTTGGAAATCAACAAGATCGACTTGACCGGTCCGTCCATCACATATGAAATTATGGCACGTCGTGTGTGTCGTTCAGGTGGAAAGTCATTCGCATTGCGATATGGTCAAGGTGGTGTTGATCCAATGTCATACGACAAGGAGCCATTCCGCGTTGCAGTTCAACGTGCCGGTATCCTCCAAGGATTATTATTCCAAGATATCTCAACTGCAATTAATGTTGGTTTGTCACAGAATATCGACGGTATTACACCAACAACAACACCTCTTGAAAAGGTTGTAAAAGCTTGATATGTTGACAATTACATGATGTCAAAGTATCATGCATCGTGTAATATGTTTCATGTGAAAATATACATAACGGGAAACTCAAACAGGTTATGTTTAAAAAAATGAAAACGCCCTGTTTTATATATGATTCATGTGGACATATGAATTCGGTAAATGATGGCCATCTCCGTGATCACGCACACGGATCCGGAACATGACGCATGATGCAATGGTTTCGTGTAATTTATACATATACTTTATTCATGATCCACAATTGAAGGGCTAATTGGCAATGACATTGATGGTCATGGAAACCTCTGAAATGGATTCAGAATTTTGACATTATTCTGAATCGTCACAGCCGATCGATTTTGTCGAAGTCAGTTTCTGTACAGGATCCTGATTTTCGGTCGGTAATGTCAAAAGAAAGCAGTGTGTGAGTCCCGCCTCGATTCGAGCTATGAGGCGGGACATACACATCTACTTTACAAAAAAAAATCAGTACATGAGTATGTGGGGGCAAAGCCCCCACATTTCATTTCATTTTATTGTGATCCGCGAATATATTATCCGGACTCTGGAAACCGGCAGCATGAACATGACCACCACCACCATAACTCTTGCAAATGGCGGATACATCAGCGCCGTCTTCTTTTGAATACATGGAGTACATCCAGAGACCCTTGTCTCCTTCATAGTTGAACAGACAACATGCCGGATAATCATTGATCTGATCGCCAAACACTGTGGAATTGCCGTCTGCATTCAAGCACAAGATCGTCTCGCCAGACGGAAGTGTATATTCAAAAGCATGCTTCATCATTCTCTTGTACTGCTTTGTGTTGTATTCAAGAATGGTTGCACCTGGTCTTATAAATCTATCATGCAGAATCATTTCATTGTTCGTATAGAAATAATCTGCCCAGAATTTATTCTCTGGAAGTTTATCTTCTACAAGACCAAATCCAGCATTGAATTCCCTTGTCCCGTCGAGTGCATGACGCCATACATCCCAATCATCAATCCAACGAATGATCATCGGGACTCTGATGACTCTTTCATTCCGTTTACCCAGATTAAAGCCGACATGTGAAAAATTCTCAGTAAAGTCAAATGTATCGCGAGACCCCACAGGAATTGTGTCATCATCCATCCGATTACGATCATCTTCCAACATGCATGCATATACCCAGCATAACATGGATGCAGAAATACCATTCCGATAGAACTTCCGGACATTCTTCATGGTTTCCCGTTGTTCATCATTCATGTCGTCCATGAAATCGAATGTCGTCTTGTGATGATCGATATGTACGATCTTGACGGTCGGATTGATATTCTGAATACGCTGAATGGTGCTGAAAATGACCTGATCCAATGCGAGATCCACAATGTAGACGGTGTCATTATCGTGGAACTCATCTGCGGGAACTGTAGGCATTTTCATTCCATGAGAATACTCAATGAATGTTGGCTTTGATTCCGCGCAGAGTTCATTATAAATGATCGCGGCAGAACACCGACCATCATCATCATTATGATGAAAAATAAATGGCATTGTATTTTCCTCCGTTATCACGTTCAATCAAATACGGACAGTCTTCATCGGCTGTCCGTATTTGATCATTATCGTGTTTTTCATAGAACCGTTTGAGAAGAATTGCTGCTACAGTAGCAATTGTAACTCCAATCAGCAGCTTCTTCATAACGATTACTCCTCACTCACAACTTCAGCCTGAACAGTTTCCGGTTCAGCTTCTTTCTCTGCAGCAACCCGCTGTTCATACATATCAGCGACCTGCTTCCGTGTTGCAACCGCGATCGTTGCAGTGATCATCTGCTGATGAATCTCGAGAACATCGATCAGCTGTGCAATCAGCACATCCCGTTCGGTTGTGATACCGTTATCAGTAAACATACTGTAGTCGATGTTCAACCGATTGCTCTCATGGAATTTCTGGAGTTCTTCGGTTGCGAGTTCGATGATATTCTTCTGAATCGTCTCACCTTCGCTGCCGTCTTCGTTCGCTTTCTTGATCTCAACCGTTTCTTTTGTGAGCAATGCCACAATCAAGTTACGGGTATGATCCATCACATATTGCATTTCATGAATGCGTTTGATGTTGTTCTCCCAGTCAACCGCTGCAGCAGGTGTCGTCAGTACAGAACCATTCAGCAGACGATAGTAGATCTTATCACCGTCATCATAGTCACGTCCATCAGCAGCCATTTCGCCGACACCGATCTGGACAACACGCATGGCATCCAGCTTGACATCATCCGGAAGCTGAAGTTCCCCGGTATACAGCTGACGGACCATATCGTTTGTGATTTCGGTCAGTGAACCGAAGTTTGCATCCGGATACAGTGTGAACATATAAATGTTCGCCGGATTTGCTTTGGACGGAAAATAGAGCTCGATCTTCAGTGTTTTCGACTCTTCGTCCATCAATTCACGCAGATGCACGCTCTCAGTGATTTGTTGGGTTCCCTCCGGGAACGGCGGGTTGATCATTTGGAATTCAGTCTTCATGGGTTGTATCCTCCTGTGTAAATGAATTTAAACAATCCGCGATGGATTTGTTCACATTGAATACCGCAATTTCCTTCAAAAGCAGATTCATAATTTCCAATGCATCGATGCAGTACATCTGTGCAATATCATAATGATCCGCTTCCGGAAAAGTTGCTGTATATTTAGGTGTACAGCCAAATCCTGTTACAATATCCTTGACAACAGTATTAGCAAATTCAGTATCTGATTCCGTGACACCATCACGACTCAGAAACAGATTCAACAATTGCTGCCGAACAACAAACATATTCTGCTGAATGACTTCCTCATTTGCAGCAGTCTGTTCCCAGTCGATCAATGTTCTGTCGATCAGATAATGATGTCCATCCATGGAATGGAAAACGAAAGCATTATCCGGCACTTCCTGATACAATGGTATCTCGGTATCCGGCGCTGTTGCCTCGTCATGATCCATGACAGCTTCTGATACATCTCTGTCATCGGTGATATCTTCATAATTTGTCATTGGGGTTCTCATCCTTTCTGGTTACTTTATTTCTGAAAACGGGTTGAATTGGTTCTTCATTCACAACCTTTTCCCGTTGATCAGATCGATGTGTTTTCTGTTTCCGTGACATTCTCCATATCTTAGTACCCGGATTTGTCACTTTCCTTCTGGGTATTCGCATACATTTCCTCCAATCAAATACGTTGTAATAATACCACATCCGACTCCTGTGGTATCATGTCAAGAATATATATTTAAGGAGTGAAAATCATGACTGATCTGAATGCTCTCAGCATCCCGACGATTGTCGCATTTGTTTTTATTCTCAATGAGGCAACGAAAGGAATTGCGAAATCTCTCGGCAAGGATATCAATCGTTTCATTCCCATTTTCTCAGTCGCGTTTGGACTTATCCTTGGAGTCGGCGGATACTTCATTCCGTCTATGAAAATGGGTGATAACATTATCACCGCAATCATCACCGGTATTGCATCCGGTCTGGCTGCAACAGGTGGTCATCAGGTTGGACATCAGTTGACAAAACCAAATGTGCAAGTCACTGCGATCGATCCATCTGTCATTGAAGAGCTGCTTCTCTCAGACGATGATGAAGCTGATGATGAATGCGATGAAGACGTCGACGACCCGGAAGAACCCGGCACCGATGAAAACGGTGAGAATGATTGATGTAAAAGGTGGGCGCTTCGGCGCCCACCTGTTTATGAATCTTTCTTTTTCGGATATACCTGTTCTCCGAATTTTGTAATGATGAAGTTTTCATCGAGAACATCGGCGTTAAATTCCATCCGAACTCTCTCGAGAAAATCCTTCGCATTGTAATGTTCGAATATATCCCGCTGTGTTCTTGTGAGAGTAAAACGGGAAACCTGTTGTTTTTTGTCAATGACATACGCCGTAGTACCACCTGATGTAATCTCGATCGTAATAAATTTAACGCCTTTCTTCATATAACCCTCCTAAAAGATATAGTTTAACCGTAACGGTTAACGTGTTTGTTTCATAGAAAACTCAAATGTAAGTGGAACTAGACATCTACTTTTACATCACACTTATCATTTTTATTTTTAAAGAAACGAGGTTATCAGACATGGAATCAATTAACGCTCTTGCAGTTCTCATCGGTACGATCGGTGGTGGTACAGGCATCGCTGCCACACTAACCGCTATTTTCCAATATAGAAAATATAAAGCCGAAGCGGATGCTGCCCGCGTTGCAAATGAACAGACTGAGATGGAATACATCAAGAAGTCGTTCAAAGAATTGAATGAAGATACGAAAAAGCAATTCAGTGAGTTCCGGGAATCGGCGAAAATCGAGATTCAATCTCTCCATGAAGAGATCGACAAACTCAAAGAATCCAATTCTGTATTGGATGCCGCCGTCAAGGACCTGAACCACAAGTTGTCTTCTCTTATGTCGTGGGTCGAGGGAGACAACAGACGATATCGTGAATGGCTCGAGAATAAGCTCCAAGAGCTTGATCCTTCGATTCGATTCCCGGATACTTCAGACCCGCCGAATGTCTATGCTGATGACAAAACTGACACTCCAGTAGAATGAGTGTATATTAACAGTGGGGCTTTTGCCCCACTGTTAATCATTCTTACGTTCTTCTTCTATCATGATTTTGCCCATTTCTCTGACAATATCCAAGATACGATTATCTGTATAAAGTTTCCCTTCCAAAACAAGCTTTGCAAATTCATGATTTTCTTCGTCGCGCAGTTTGTTATAGTCAAGAATATCTGACAACGATTTCTTTTTCAGATAATGCGTCATCCATTTCCAGATAATCATATATGCGAGTAACACGATCAATGATTTCTCGATACCATGATTATTCATAAATGAACCATACATGATATCGAGAATCATATATAATATCCATGGGATTGCCATAAAAAGCATCACCGCATGCAATCGTGTCAAATAACGCATCGTAATTTTAGTTATTGACTTGATCGGTGTCATGTGAGTCCTCCTCAACCCATGCAATATGAGAATATTTCGTCGTCATCGCTTCTAGTGTTCGTTTGCGGGAACTCCACCAATGTCGATCCATTGGAACAGATACATCTACGATGTCATAGTAATGACACGGTTTCGGAATGTATCGAATACGCCACAAAACCTGCTTCACAACAATTTTCGAAACGATCGGCGAACAATTAATGATGTCCGTGATTCCTTTGATGTCTGAACCTGTTCCGAGTGATTGTACAGTAGTGACAATCACATCTGCAGAGCGTTTGTTGTATTCATTCTCTGATTTGGAATTGTGAGAATTCACTGTCCTAACGTCGAGCGAATATTCGAACGATGGATCATTGCTCAATTCCATATTTAGGAAATATGCACAGTCTGTACACAAATCAATCAGAGGCATGAATATGATCACTTTCGCACTTGGTTCGTTCTCATAGATAGTCTTCAAAATATCACGACACACTTTGAAGTGTGTTTGTTTTTTATCACGTTGAATAACCCATTTGCCATACGATACAGCTGACATGCCCCGACCACCATTTACGCGATACTTGTAAACACTGGTTGGACATTTTGTATTGATATCAACCGTGATATATTCAACCCATTTGTCTGGATGTGATTTTTCATCTGAAACGGATATCTTTCGATAAAAGACTGCTTTAGAGAAAGCATGCCGGAAAATAGCATCTTCATCTTTTGATGAGCGACCATCTGTTGCCGTCAAGTACACATTACGTTTCACATTGAACAAGAAATCCATCAACAATGTGTCTCTGAAATATAGGTGAGCCTCGTCGATGATCTTCAATCCAATATGAAGATTCTTTGTGATGTTATGAATCTTCTCACAATCACGAATTCGGTTACATGCTGCTTGGAATGTTGCATGTGTCATTAGATAGATATCATAATCTAATTCTAGTTGCCCATTTGCGATCGCTTCCAATTCACCTGACGATGTTAATTCGTGTACTTCCTTCGATGAATATCCATTTAGATCATATAGCGAATTGACCCATTGTGAACGAAGACTATCACGGTGCATGATAATCAATGTCTTCATTCCGAGTTCACCCATTGCATATCCTGCACAGAACGATTTGCCGAACCCTCCCACCTTTACCAAGAATATCTGCGATTCTTTCATATTTTCATGATATGGTGGTTTACCGGATAAGAATTTGATAACATCTTCTTGGTCTTCATTCTTGGGTGGGAATGCTTCTTCGAATTGATAATTCATTTCTTTGTATGAGTCATATGGATCATATGCGAACTCAACATCACTTAGCAATCTGCGAAGATAATCAATGTCAACACCTTTGTGCAGATACAATACATCATGAGTCTCGTCCAACATATACCCCAGTACCTTTGTTGTCTGTTGGTATTCGTCTTCATACTCATGCATATCCAATAACGGTGCTAACGGGAGTAATGATTCTTGTCCCGGTTGCACCGTTATGGACGTCGCACGAATTGTCACCTTAAATGACAATTACATCACTTCCTCGTGAATTTGATACCCTTCTCGTTGATGGCTTTGTTCAACTCGAGCTGTTGTGCTTCTGTCAATAAGATAGCACCTAACAGCTCATCTTCGTTTTCAGTTGAACGGATTGCATACATTTTGAAATCCGCAGTCTTTGTCAACACACTGTGACCTGCCGAATCTGTGTTGATCTTTGATCTTGGCATTTTCTTTCCGAATCTGAAGGGGTTTCTCATTGTTCCTCATCCTTTCACGATAATGTTGCGCGTATCACTCTTACACCTGGGACATGTTTGGGTTTTGCTGGAGGCGTATTCATCGTGACTGGATCCATGGTATCGATATTCACGGATGAGATTCGACCGTCTTCATGATATAACGTCACCGTCTGATCTTTATCCGTGCAGAATACGGCAATCAGATCGTCCTGTGCAGAGAGTTTGATGATCGGTTTCATTCCTCCGAATTTCTTGGTAGCAACAAGGAAGCGACTGTTGTTCAACCGAACCCTTCCGAGCTTTGTAGCATAGAAAATGTACGGTTTATTCGGATTGAGTACAAAGATACCAGCGACATCACAATCCTTCACAATGAACTGTCCTTGCGCATCAGGAGAATTTACAGAGTTCAAATCTGTTACGGAGAAACGTTTGCCAAAACCATCAGACGTGTATACGAGAAGGTCTTCGGAAGAACCATCGACATTCAAAATAGATACCAGATATTCGCCATTGTTCAACGGAATCAATGGCTTTCTAGATTGATTTGATGGAATCTTCTCGATTGGCATCAGTTTAATACGCCCCTTATTTGTGAGCATGACAATGGATCTTGAAGATCTGGGAATTACTGCGATGCACGCACCCATCGGTTCTTTCCCGATTGCTGTTAATGCAATTGGACTGTCATGCGGAACCTTATTCACATTCACCCACAATGTCTTACCATATTGATCAATCAGACAAACTTCATCGCCATTGATCGGAGTTACATCAGACGCGAAATGATTCGGATTTTCTGTTTCAGAGAACAGGACTGTGCCGTCCTTCAGAATCTGGCATGTTGAGATATTCGCTGTCATTCCGTCCTTCAAATTCAGAATCTTAGAACGACGCGGATGACCAAACTTCTCTCGAATCATCTTAATGTCTTCAATGACTTTATCGCGAATACATTCCGGACTGTTCACGATTGCTTTCAGACTTGTGATCTGTTCATCAAGTTCTTCAATCTTAGCCACAGTCTTTTTGTATTCGCCGTTGGTCAATTTGGACATTCTCAAACCCGATACGAAGTTTGCTTGTGAAGTGGAAACTTTACCATTGTACGCTTGTACCAACGCTTGAACGATCTCATTCTCATCTTCACATTTGCGGAATACTTTAATCGTCTTATTCAGATTCTCGGGTGACAACATAAACCGTTTGCCTTCCATCATGTTATACATCGTCTGGACATGAACAAGCTTGCGCAGGAACCATGAGCGTTTTTCTTTCAAACGGTTGGCAATCCACGCTAACAGGATTTGACGCTCATTGTAGTATTGCGTCCTGAATTGTGGATCAATCACAGAACAGTTTCGTGTAGATACCGTGATTCTGAATCCAGGGACACGTCGGAACAATGTCTCGATGACTTGATACAGATTACACGGTTTACAACGAATCACATACTTGAAGATGTCCTCAGTGAGTTCACACTCATTATCCGGAGAGATAATCTCTTTGATTGGATTCGGTGAATCCTGAATTGCACGCAAAGCTTTATCAATCACATGGATATATTCACCAGGTGGGGTGTTCATAATCGATATCGTGTAATTCACGGTATCAATATCGTATGTTGATTGGAAAACAAATGTGGTATCATCACGCTTGATAACATCACAGCATGTTGGTGAATCTGGTATCAGATGCACTTTGGCTTCTGGATTCTTCAACAGTTTGATGGTAGCATCAGCGACTTCGTTGATATTATACGGGAGAATATTGGATGACATGGAATATGCAATTCCATTCGATCCATTCAGAAGGATCACTGGAAAACGTGCGGGAAATGTGATAGGTTCTTTATATTTTCCGTCATATGAATCTTTCATATTTACTGAGGAATCGAATTCTTTGAAGAATACTTCTTTAGCAAACGGGGAGATTCCTGCTTCCCAGTATCTCGCAGCAGCAACATCAACACCCATAATGGAAGAACCAAAACCGGAGTCTGCCGTCATGAGTGGTACATTATTCGAGAACGGTTGGACCAAACCTGCAATCGTGAAACGCGTGTTCAATTCAGAGTGTGGCGAATAACGCATCGTCAAACCCTGAATCTCTGCAACTTTCATCTTGTCTCCACCGTTCTTCTCATACAATGCCCACATGATTCTTCGGTGCAACGGTTTCAAACCGTCAGTAAGCATCGGGATTGCTCTTTGCAGGATGATGTTCCATCCATATAAACACATATATCGCTTTGATATGTCTCCGAGTTCAATACTCTCAATATCGTCAAAGTATTCGTCTGTCATAAAGGCATCCTTCCTTTCTTTATTTTGTATCACATGTATCAAGGAACTGGAAATACTCCGATACGGTTGGAAGACTAAACCAGTTATTCATCAATGAACACGGATTTCCATTCTTGAATGCATTGATAATCGGTCCGGACATATCTTCCGGATGTGGTTTGTTCTTTGAATCATACCATTCATATACCTGACACAAAGAACGATTCGTACACTCACCGTTTTGGAACCGATCATTCATGATGATACATTTGTACAACAATGACATCGGATCCATGTTCATACCCATCTTTGTGGACGGATAATATGATGCAGCATCAGCATCCAACGCTCCGAATATGATGTTGTTATGGTTCTTACCATTTAAGATCAAACCCGTCGGTGCATTCTTTTCAGGCGGTGCAACAAATGCGCCTTTGAATGCGGTGTCACGGTCCTTATCAACAATCAGACGACAAGCTTGTACTTTCTTGGAAAACTTCCGATAGTAATATTCGCGTGCATTCCGAACGATATGTGTCTCTTGGAAACATTTCGGATATGCTGTTGCAAAGTTGAATGAACGGGATACGAGTGTCTGTGTATCATGTGTCGTTTCACCAATTGCATACTGCACAACCACGTCACGGAAGTTATATAAGAGAAACTTGATATAGTCGGTATATGCGAACACACGGAATGAGCCAGATTTCGTATCGGTTAACTTTACGATTCCACACATTTCAGAACCAACCGAGTTCAATGAATATGACCGTCGTTCTTGTTGCGATTTTCTGATCGCTGCAAACAATCTCATCTGGCAGATATAGATTGAATATGTAGATGTATGGAACCAGTCACGTGAATTTTTCATCTGGAAGTTACCAGATTGGTCTTCCTGATAGAACAGTCGTTTCGTTTTGAATTCCTTTGGAATCATAATGTCGATTGGATCATATCCGAGATATTCAATGCGATGCCACAGTCTTGGATGGTCAAACTTGCCGTTCCATGATTCAACAAACATCGGACGATATTTATTGATATAATCAAACACAGTCTTGATCAGTTTGATTTCATCATCAAACTCAAACATGTGTACCCGAATATCAAACCCTTCCAGATATTTCATATTATCCGGATCATCTTCGCGTAACATTCGTTTGAATTCATCCATATGGGAAATGACCCATTCATATTCTTTTTGCTGCATTTCCAACAGACCCCAGAATTTCTTGTCGATCTTGTGCTTTGGTCTCGGGCCCAATGCAAGCAATACCGCGATTTTAACATGTGGAAGAATCAATGTTACTGCATTCACAGGATGCGGTGAATTGAAGATATCTTTCATGTTGATTTCGCGGTCAATGACATCGGTCTCAATATCCAGATAGCTGTCAGATACTTTTGTCAAGTCGATCTGTTTTCCATACTGCTCGAACCATCGCAGTCTATAATAAACAGGTGGTTCAAAGTCTGCAGCAAACACCCATGGGCATTCACACATATGACGCTGGACATCATTTCGTGGGTATTGGTCTTTATTATGTTGATACCAATCTGCCCATTCGCCACCGATCTCCTGTGCAATAACTGCCGCTACCTGCGATGGCCTACAATAGAATGGATAACATTTATCCATGTCTACTTGTGCAATCTGATACTTATTATTTCGGAATTCCGGTTTCAAAAACCAGATATCAATGATTGGATCCTCATAATCAACCTCGAGTGTTTGTGTCACCGGATTCCATGTGATGATTTCAAAACATTCTGCATTATCCTTGCTCCGCCGATAATATCGCACATCAAAGAGTAATGTATCCGGTGCAAATTTCATCGGACGTGGAGGTTGTGATTTGATTAGCTCGGCCATATCATAGTCCTCACTTTCAATATTTTTGATAAACCCAATATGGATTGTTAGATAGTTTTTGGGTCATCGCGCAAATAATATGTGTACGCAAAATCATTATTTTCGTATATATATCATTATTATGAGTACCTCCGACAACGTACTCAAGAAAAATAAAAAGGAGACTAAAAAAGATGAAGAACAAAGAAACATTAGAGATCCCTTTCATTCCCGTATCAATTATGGGGATGACATGCGTGATCCGTGGCAACCGGATCACGTTTATAAATGGATCCATTCGTGAACGAATGGATTTTTGTAACGGAAACTGGGTATACACAAACGGGGATCGTATCCGTGTCATCGTCGACACCGCTGAGATGGATGCAATTCTGATCGGTTGGTATACTCAGTTCGATCATTCGGGAACAGGTCTCTGTGTAATTTCTATCCGCGCACTGCGTGATGGAGATATCACAGAGATTACATACCGAAACTGATGCGATGAATGGGGTGGCGTACAGCCACCCCATTTCATTTATTTTTTGATCAAATTCAATGCCTTAACGGCAGCAGTCACATTTTTCCCATCCGAAGAAATCACGACACGATCTCCGTTGACACGAAGAACGGTATATTCCTTCTCGTAAACATGGAATGAACCACCTTCATATGTAGGAGCAGTTCCATCTTTACTTATGACAGACACTTTATCACCGGGATGAATCGTATTGTCAACAGGCTGAGTAGTATCGGATCCCAGACGAACCCATCCTGCACCCGATTTCAACTTACCATACTTAGCACCATTCAGAACAGTCTCTTCGACAATTGTATATGCCGTCGAAATCATGATTTGTCCTTTCAGATTCAGAGTATTGATGTCATAGATATTTGTGCCAGCAGCAAGCTTTGTCAAGTATGGCATGAATTTTGTTTCCGGTTGTGCAGATGCGTTCTGGACAACGGTGAGATTCTTGGTTGAAACCGGTGAATTGATATTGGAATTTCCAGCTTCATTCTTGCCAAGTACAGCACGATCACCAGATACTGATGTTACGTACCATCTTTGTTTTGTGACCCAGTCAGGGATCTTTGCACCATTGTAATAGCTTGCACCTGTTTTCACAGATACCAGCACACCAGGTTTGATTTGAACCGGCACTGGTTCAGGATCCGGTTCAGGTGTTGGTTCAGGCATTTCAGCCAACTTCGCGTTGACTTCATCGCAAATCTGTTGTGCACGTGAATAAATGTACTCACCAGGGCAGTTACCTGTCAGAGTCGTCATTCCATGCTGACGCATCAGGAAGCATCCGGACTTGACGGTTACACATGCAACATCGACGTCATCAGTTGTGCGAGCTTCCTTTGTCGATACCTGACGATATCCATTCTTCACATACAATGAATTCGTTTCGGGATCAAATTCCGTTCCACGTCCATTCAAAGCACAGATTGCTTGAACGATATCGATATTCGTCATTGAATTAGATGTGTACCGACGGGTCCATCCTGTACGCACATGAGATGTTGCCTTGTAGATGAAATACGAGAACTGTGTTGGATTCATCTCCAACCATTTCCAGTTGAAATCGCTTCCTGACAAATAGGAGATGCAAAGATTCCATGCTCTCGGATCAGTGACAACGAATCTAACAGGACCCAGGTCGTCTTGTTCTCGTGTGAATGAATACTCGAGATTCTTCAGAAGCCCGTCCATATATCCAACCTGTTGTTCGGATATATATGCGAATTCGAGTGTATGGAATTCATCATCATACATTCCAACTCGTTGCATCTCGAGCAGGAATATCATTTGTGATGATGTGATATCCATGCCTTTGGCGTCATAGATACCTGCTTCAGGAATATTCAGCATCTGTCCTTCTGCGACCTTCTGATACTCGTTCAGATGATATCCACTACCACCTTCCACGGAATACAGAATACGATGATCTTTTGTGATATCCATGCCACGAAGATTGAATATGGTATCCTTATGAACAGGAACCATGTTCTCAACCTTGTCGAACCGGATTGAGAAATCTTGTGGCGATACCGTTGCAATCACATCACCGATCTGTACATCCCGAATTGGAACCCAACCGGTCGGTGTCAGCACTTCTGTTGTATCGATCGGAACACAACCTGTTGGCGCGAACCATCTGTGGAAACAGAGGGATCCTTCCTTGTCACCAGTATATGTGAGCTTCGGAATATTGTTGCGCTTGCAGATATCTGCGCACAACGCAATCATCGAATCCCATGCTTTTTTGGAGATCGGCCATGGTTCACCAAGCTTGGAATTTGATACTTCGATTGCGATGCCACGGTTATCCACCCATGCAGAAGAAGAACACCAGCATCTGTCTTCTTCAGGGCAATACAGACCAATCCGTCCATCATTACCGATTGCATAGTTCGCAGACATCTCGCGTCCAGGTGTTGTGACAATTGTACCGAATGATTCAACTGATGCAACACCTGCCATATGGTGAATGATGATCTTTGAGATCGGCTGGTTTCTTGGAGAGTTCTTAAATGGTGACAGCTTTGTGTATGTCACCAGGGGCGAATTGGTAAATCCACCAGCACCAACACCTTCCGGCGTTGCATCGAGGTCTTCATCATCACCCTTTCCGGACGTCGTTTCCTCTTCCATATCCGGATTCATCCACTTGATGACCTCATCAGGGTTTTCCGTCTTTCTCGGTTTTGCCATGTGTTATTCCTCCTTTATATGATTAATTTCACTTCGCGGGCATGGGTGTGTGTTTCCATCTGTTGAGATCCTTGCGTATTTTGTTTTCCCATCCATCATATACCGGATGAGTGTAGCTATTAATGAATGGCATATGGAACGTTGGATGTGTATCATTTTTGAAATTATCATCTTTGAGTACATCTTGAACAGCGTTCCAATTGATGTTCCATATCATCTCCCAGCCTTCAAGACAACGCGAAGCCATCTCAACGATGTTAGACAATACTGTGATGACGTCTTTCAAATACATTAATAATTCTCCTTGCGACATACCAGCCTGTCCCGGAACGCCGGCAGAATTAAATGTATCATATTCATCGTTAATTTTTTTAATGAGTTGATTGATAGCATCGCACGACTTCTTTGATTCTTTTACATCATTTTCAAAGATTTGCTTCATCTGTTCAAATACTTTGACAACCTCACCAAACGTAACGTATATTGTTTTACCAATTATACGATTATTGATGATATAGTCGACGGTGTCCAACCAGTTTTCATGAATTTCTTCAAGAACGGTGGCATACTTTCTCTTTGCTTGATTAGAATATCCGTTTGATTTTAATTCATCAAATCCATTAATCAATGGATCCGCATATATCTTCATCGCAGCAGCTTGAGAATTCTCCATTCTATTGTCGCCGGACATGCTTGTTCCAAAGAATGTTGTGTGCTGGATTTCAATCTTAACATCCTCAAATTTTGTTTTCTTGCGAGGTGGACCGCCGAGTTCTTCGAGAAGATCATCAATCAATCCAGGATTTTTCTTATCAATTTTCTCAACCGTTTCTGGTGTAATTGATTTAAATACCGGACCATCGTCATTTATCATCTTCCCAAGTTCTTCCAATGCTTTTGAATTGCCGAAAGGATCATTGATGGATCTTGTGTAACTGTGCAGATCATCCATTTTTGGCTGAAATGCCTTTTCACTGTCACGAATGTATTCCCGAAGTTGTTCATGCCGTTTGTCGATGGAATCCATGACAGCGTCCCGTTTCGATTTGAAATCGCGTTCAGATTGTGCAACTGCTTGTGATGAAGCTTTTGCTGCTTCATTGATTTTGTTCGCAAGATTCTTAGCTTGTTCTTCGGACAATTGTTCGGGAACAACTGTTTGTGATTGCTTTTTCAGATTATCAACATCTTTATCCATTTTCTGTTCAAAAGACTTATTCTTCGTAAACAATTTACGAATCAAAGCAACAAGCTTTTGAATCAGTCTCGGAATAATCATCAGCAGTCTCTTGGCAAGACCCTCACCCTTTTTTCCGAATACGGGAGCTTTCGTGTCTTCCTTGAACTTATCCCAATTTTCACCTTCCTGGAAAATGTCAAACGCGGATAAATCTGTATCATCAGAAGCCTCTGTGATGATCGTAATCGATTTGTCATAGGATTGAATCAACGATTCAATGACATCGATTTCTGCATCAGCAACAGACTGATCTATCTGATCAATGTATTGGAGCAATCCCTCCATTTAAATTCACCTCAATCCGGTTTATTTTCATCAGACTTCACATAGTCTCTGATGAATTCATCATATTTTTTGTCAACGATCTTGATATAATGGATATTCGTTTTGCGTTCTTCATCATGAAGACGTTTATCTTTGAGCGCTTCCATTTCGCGCTCATGTTCCATTCTCGGATGTTGGTTGTCAGATTCTTTGATCTCAACCTCCAATGACAGAGACGGAATATAGAAATCCGGAATGTAAAGATGTGTGGTACCATCTTTCCATTTGTACCAATAATTGTTTGGAGATGGTGCAATTACATCATTCGGTGACCAACCAATTGATTTCAATTTACGTAAGAAATCTTCTTCGTAGGTTCCGATGATTCTGAACTTGTGTTGATCATCCCAGACAAAATCTTTGGCATTGTGATGATTGTATATCATCTTCCGTTGCATGTCTGCGTCATTGAGTAAATGTTCTTGCCCGTGTACTTTCACCATGCGGGCTTTCATGATTCTGACATATTCATCTTTACATGCGGGATTGTCACAGATTCTGTCATATTTCAACGTTTCATTATTGAAATTGACAGGATTCTTTCTACAAATCACACACTGTCTTCCAGTTGGTTTATGAACAAGAAGTGAATATGCAAATTCCAAAGGTTGTTGATCTTCCGGAATCTGATCATTATGTTGCATTGCAACGTGATGACAGAACTTGTGTTTGTCATCAAATATCTTACTGCAGAACGGACAACGAGTGTTGCGCATAGAATATGCAACCTCCTTTCTACAAATTGATTCGGTGTTATACATCTATATTGGAATAGATTAAAATTTTGTCAAACCGACCTATTGATGTATCGTTTCATTTTATTTATTCAGGAAATAATAAAAATGATGTGAACGAAGTGAACGTCAAATTTTTATTATTTCCAACAGAATGAAATTCTTGATTTCATTCTGTTATTTTCCCTGCTATCGGGATATCAAAAATTAAAAAATATCCCCACTAAAAATGACGTCATGCGACATTCAAGATGTCGAAGAGCAATGTAATTTTTTTTATAATGAATACGAAATAACATTTCGAAGGAATGTTATATATTTCAAAAATTAAAAAAATTTCTGAAGAAATAATACCATTTATATTACTCGAAAACGAAGAGTTAAACCTCTCGTATGAAAGAGAGTTTTGACCCAAATTTTTTGAAAAGGAGATTAAATGCCATGACTGAAAAAAGTACAACGGCCGTTGTTGATATCAACAAGCCGGATGGAAAACCAGTCGTTGAATTCTCTCCCGAGTTCCTGCAATCATTTGATGCTTCCATTACATCATATGATTCAGCATTGGACCAACTCCAATCACTTGTGAATGGTTCGGGATATGAGGATGAATACGGCATCTGCAATTGCAGATATGAAATGCGGTATATCACACCGAATGACATTTCAACATACATCAATGATCTGTTCAAGGCGATTTCCATGAAGCTGATCACGTGTGATGTTGCTGATTTGGAAAAGTTCTCTGTGGAGATGGCCAAGAGATTCATCGAAAAGAACACGGGTAATGAGATTGATCCGGAAAACATCTTTGCGATGTCAAGATACTCGGATCCTCGTGTTCAAACTCTGATGGAACTTCTCGTTGAGACAGAGAATACATTCTTTGACCGCAGTGTGTATTCCAAGTTCGAAATGAAGAAACGTGCGGCTGATATGAAGCCTGATTACAAGAAGATCAATGACATGCATTTCGGACCCAGCATGAAAGCAGTCGTAAAAGCTCTGCCGGAGATCATCAAGAAGTGTATGAAGGAATCCATGCTCGATGGTCTCGTATGCTGCAACTGCGATGTTGTCATGACGTACATCGAAACGTTTATTCTGTTTGCATGCGGTATGAATACTTGTATGCTGACACAGATGATCGGTTACTGCGAACCCATGACAACTTATCTGCGGAAAGAAAATGCAACGATTACACAAGAGAGCGTTTCTACTCGTGGCAGTAAACCGGTGTTCGTTGTCCTGATCTCCGGAACAAACATCGTGTCTAACACGATTAAGAAGTTCACGAACTCCAAGTGGTCACATGCAGCAATTTCATTCGATCCTGATCTGGAACATCTGTATTCCTATACATTTGCAACCACGGAATATGCACCTGCATCCCAGGGTCTGCGTCGGGAATCCATTAAGATGCTGAACAACATTGGTGGTGAGGTTTGTGTCTATGGATTCTATGCTCCGAATAAAACCGTGAAGGATATGCGAGAATCTATCAATGAACGCATTCAGTCCGGTAAAACCAAGTATGATCTCGGTCTGTTGGTGAAGAAGGCGTTTAATGACGCGGCGGAAGAGAATGCTGATAAGAACAAGAAGATTTGTTCTGCATTCGTGAATTCCATTATCAAAGAATTCGTCGGAAAGATTTCTGATAAGAATTCTCCTTCACCGGATGATATGTTCAAAGCATTGGAAACGATGCCTGCAAATGAATTCACAAAGCTGTATGAAGGACCATGCACGATGTATGATTCAGATGCAGTTGTCACACATCTGAAGAAATTCGCGAAGGAAGCGGATACGAAGCGTGCATTCACGGAGTATGTGTCTGAATTCTGCCTGGTCAAGACGAATGACATCAACATTCGCGCACGCATTCCGTTTGATTTCAACATGCGGAATATCGTTCTACAGGATTGCACGCCGAATTTCAAAGATACCAGAAGCGCAATTCATTTCATGCTGACAGACAATCGTTCTCCAATTCATGCAATGTTGATCGAATCTGCAACGGAAAAGCGGATTCCGTCTCGAGTTGGATGCAATGCAACGTTGCAATTGTTTGAGCCATACTTCAGACCCGACTGCCATGGAAATGGTCCGTTTGAGTTTGATTATGACAGAGCCGGATTCCAAACGGATGTCAATTGGCTGGACAAGATTGCATATGGCAACAACTTCCTGGATGGTAATTATCGCATGGATGCTGTTGGTAATGACAATCGTCATCCAATCTATCTGACGCTTCAAACGTTGCATCGGATGTACTGCGGCTGCTCTCTGAAGACCAATAGTGAGCTTGCTGATAATATTCTGAAGATTGCTGGTGTGATGCGTGCTGTGATCGATGAACAACCGTGGTCCTGCTACAACAAGGATCTCGTAAGAGATATTCTTGCAGTACTCGGTGAATGCTTCACACGTAATGTGATTAAGTTGTATAACAATCACTGTACGATTGTGACATATTCCGATGACATGAAGGATACCATGATTCCGGGTTACACATATTGCGAAGCATTTGTGTATATGGAAGAAACACAGCCTGGTGAGAAAGCTGCTCCTCCGAAAGTCACATTCCAAGATCAGAATGGACAGGAAATCAAGACTGGTCCGAAGAATGCTGCATTGAATAAACTGACGTCTACAATGCGTCAATTCGCGCAGTGGATTACAAACAAGCTGGCTCAGATTCCGGCATTGTTTGAAAAGATCAATGGTGCAAAAGCAAACTATGTTGCGAAGCATGCACAACTCAACCAAGAGATTGCGAATGCAATCGGCACAACGTTCAAACCTGTACTGAATAATTTCCCACGGTATAGTATTCCGCTCAAAGACATCGTTAACAAGGCTGATGGAGCGAAGAATGCTCTTGATGAGTATCTTCGTAACCCAGATACACCACTCAATATCGAAAAGATTAAGACGGAAATCTACCCTGGCAATCAACAGATAGCTGCTGAGATTGCCGCATTGAATGATCCGAAAAAGGAAGCTGAAGCAATCCAAAAATATGTCCTGTTCAACGCCAGACCACAGCAAAACCCTGTATATGTGAATGGTCCTATGGGTGCTGAAATGTGGAAAGACATGTGTGACGACCTTTCCAATTCTGCTAGACTTGTTCAGGACGCTACGAAAGCAATGGTCAAGTCTCTCGAGTCTGGTATGAAAGCACTTGAGTCTATTCGTAAGAAGGAAGAAGCTGAAGCCAACAAACCGAAACCAACTCAAGAAGCGGAACAACCACAACAGCAGGGTACAAATGCTGAACAACTGTTCAAGCTGTTCCAGCAGATTGCTCAGACATATCAGATCAATGTGATCAATGCAATCACAAATACGTTCTTCAATACGTATTATTCCGCATACAGAGACATTGTCGCAGCATATCAGTCTCAGAGTAAGACACAAAGCAACCTGACAGAGAAAGCGGATGCTGCAGCACAATCTGCAACCAATGCAGTCAATAATGGACAGCCGGCGGCTGCTGCCCAAACTCCGGCCCCGGCAACTCAGACAGGAGGTGTGTAATAATGACACCGAACGAAATGGGAGCACCGAATGTAACCCGTCAAGGTAATTCCATTGCTCCGACAAAAGAAGCTGTTGAATCAGCAATCAACAAGTCTAAAACGCTTGTTGAAGCATTGGAGTCTGTCGCAGCGATGTACCAGATTCCTGCTGAAAACATCGTTGTTGATGATCGTGTCAATGGTATTCGTGTCATGGGTGATTGTATCATGGCACCCGACAAACCGAATCCATCAGCAAATACAAAAGCAATTGTATGTGCAATCGGCGCTGTGTTGGATAATATCTCTCAACGGATTAATTCCAAGCTGAACACATATCAGAATACGCAGATTCAACAGAATCGTGCAATTGCAAATCAGAGACAAGCTGACCCGTCTAAAGGTGATGTGGTTGGTCGGTTCTTTGATGCAAACGGCGGTGAGATCATTGCATATTCTTCCGGACTGGTCGATATGGATAACACCCCTGCTGCAAATGCAAAAGTAAACGAACTCCGGGCATCAAAACAGATCCCGGATTTCGTTTCTGAACCGGACAAACCAACAACATCATCTTACTTCTCTGCAGAAGAAGATGACATCATGCATGGCGTGACGACCAATGACAACATCAAGATGGATATTGACAAACAAGCACACGACATTTCACAGAAGATCAATGAGTCTGCGTACTTCATGGATCTTGTTGACCAATACAATGGAACGTCAACGCTCGGATATGATATGTTGCATCCATCGTTTGATTTCGTTCAACCAACATCTGGAATGATTCAGGAAGCAGAAGATGCTTCATCTGCACCGACATCAAAAGACCTGAAACATATGCGCTTTGATAATACACAACTCATGAAAGCGGTTGAGTTATTCAATGCTGCGCGTGTATCTTTGCTGGATGAAAATCCAACATTGAAAGATATCTGCCGAAATGAAAAATTCAAGGAAGGTATCAAATGCATCGAGAAACAGTTTGATTGTCATTTGGCAATTCGTTTCTTTGATTTCAAGGATGATAAGGGCAAGGAAGTCACGGATGGATATGTTTCGACATTTAATGACATCCAACAGCCGATCACCGTTTCAAAGGCAAAAGGTTTCCAACTGCACGGAACCCCGGTTGATATCGATTTCGGCGGAAAGATTCTCCAGATCAATCCGGCATCCAAAGATCGTGAGCTCTTTGGGCAAACTGTTCTCGGTATCATACTGCACGAGATTTGGCATCAGATCTCATGCTCTCTTGAAAAAGAGAATGGACAATTCGTATTCACAGTTTCATCAGCAATGGCGCTTGCTTCGTCGACAGATAACATGCATAACAGACGTGTCATCATGTCAAACTGCGTAAATACGTTGGCAGCAACTTCTGGGCAGAAGATGAATGCACTTACAAAGCGCGTCATCGTCAAGAAGCTGATGACAATTGCATCAACGAAGTATGAACAGAGACGTATCGAATCATTGAAGGCGGAAGCAGCTGATTCAACGGATCTTGCTGCACTTGATAAGTATATCGCCGCAATGGAGAAATACATTGACAAGAATGATCCATCCAAGAAGACTGTTAAGCAGAAGAAGCATGTCGGACTTGGCAGAAAGATTGGTGGCACAGCATTGTTTGTCATCGGTGCGTTGCTGGCAATCACTCACGTCTTTACACCAATCGGCATCGGTATGATGATTGGCGGCACTGCAATGGGTACAATTGGTGGCACTGAGAAGGCTGTCAATGAACTCTATGCAGATGAGCTTAAGAAGTGGCTGAACACAACTAACAAGGAAGAATACTATGCTGACCTGTTTGCAGCGATGTATGGTCTTCCGAATGTGTGGAGTGTTGGTCCTGCTTCTAAGTACATTACTGCGAATCAGGTTGACAAAGATCGTCTGCAGAAAATCGTAAATCTGGAACGTGAGGTTGGCAAACTGATGTTTGATCCGCATCCGTCTCCGGAGGAAAGATCATATGCTGCGATGACTTGTGCAAAGAAGATTCTTGCATCTGGTGAAAAGCTCGATCCTGCAATCAAGAAATATTGTGAATGGATTGTTGCAAATTACTCGTCCCTTGAGGATACGAACTTGAAGGAAGTATATGCTTCTAACATTTTCGATCCAAAGGAAGCTGAAGATCTTGACGCGCATCTCCAGAGCATTGTTGACCACAACAACATTCAAGTTACCGAGTCTGCTCATTAAAAAAAAGAATATCGTGGGGCGTAATGCCCCACGATATTTTTCTTACTTATCATCATCGGTATCGTTCCATGCATCAACAGGATCAATGCCATCAAAGAACTCATCGATGATTTCAGATTTGATTCTGTCGAATAAATCATCATCGTCATCATCTGGTTCATCTTCGTCATCAGAACCTTTGGATTCATTGATTGCTTGAATCACTGCCATGGGAATATCAGTTTGTGCCAACAATGCTTCCCCGTTTTCGCAGTCTTCAATCAATTCATCTGTCGCCGGAACAAACTTGTCATTGTAAAGTTTATCGATGTATTCCTGTTTCTCAGGATCCATCTGCTCATACATTTCGACAAGTTTATCAGACCCTTCATCAGATGCACAATCCGACACAAATTTGATGATAGATGAATAACCGAATGCATGCGCGATTTTTCTGACGATGACAAACGACTTGATCGCCTTTGGGACGATCGTTACTATAGTGAGCTTTCTGCATCGCTCGACGATCTTCTTAACAAGCGATACATTTTTGTCATAGAATTCTTGTTTGTCCATAAATTGTTTTCCTTCCTTTCTATTCCTTATGGAATCAATGGATTTAGAACGAGATCTTGATTTCCCATTCGTATTAATTATATACATATGACGTATCAGAAAAATGAAACGTTTCGGTAACTTTACACAGGAAAGGAGTGTAAGTATGAATGACAAACGTAAGAAAGTCCAGGATCTGATTGACAAAGTGCTTCGGGCGATTGACATATCTGGAAAGAATGCAGAGAAATACCGAAACATGTTCCAAGTTATGTCCGATCAGCAATTTGATCAATGGATCAAAGGATTTTTAGCAGATCCCAAATCCAATATCCGTGTTGATATTGAAGAGTTTGGTCCGGATTCAAGACGACTCCGTTTTGAGAATATCGAAAAAGCTGCTGATATTCTCGGAATAAAATTATTCGAGTATGTATATATGCCGCATCTGTCGTCTGATCCCAACCGACCTGTAAGAACCAAGGAGCCTGTCCTTGTGGGATATCTCAACATCAAGCGTCCGCAACAGATGGTCATGAAAAAGACGGGACTGACCATTACGGATACGGACCGTGATGAAAACACTGGTGCTGTGAAAGGTGATTCCAAAGCCGGCACAACCACTGGTGTTGAAAATGAGCTTCTCGCAGGTGCTGGTGCCGATGTGATTCTTTCTGAAATATCTGGAGCCCGCGGAGATAATGTTGTCGAGTATGATAATATGCTCGAGGAAATATCCCGAAGTGGTTCTGTCCGTTTGGAAGACATCAAGACTGGTGTCTACGACAAACCTACATTGCTGCAAACCGATCTGTTCTTGGCAGCAATGGGAATAAAAACGGATCTGATTTCAGAATCATACTATAGTATTGAAAGACTTCATGCGAACATGAAGGATATCAATCGTGAATCTCCATAAGAAAGGATGAAATACCATGAAAGTTAATGTACTCGGACGTGGATTTGTACAGGGCGTTGGACTCCTCCCTCAAAGAAACATTGAGCTGGGTGAAATGTCTGTTCGCCGTCTGTTCAACTTCCGCAATTGCAAGGTATATCTCGCTTCTACCGGTGAACTTTTGACACCGGCTTACTTTGACAAAAAGAAGGCTGAAGCTACCAAGGCTGCTGAAGCAAAGAAGACTGCTGTTCCCACAACTCCGGTTGTAGCTCCTAAGGCTGAAATTGTTGAACCCAAGCCATATACTGCACCGGAAGTCGTCGTCGAAGAAAAGGTTGAAGAGCCTGCCATCGACGAAACGCCTGTTGCTGAGGAAATCGTTGAGGTTCCGGTCGAAGAGGCACCTGTTTTCACTGAGGAAGTGGAAGCACCTGCAATCGAAGAGCCGGCTGAGGAAGTTGCTGAGATCACCGAGATCGCTGATGAAGCTGATTCTGCTGAAAAGGATGAGAAGCCGCATTACAACGGCGGAAAGAAGAAGAACAGACATCGTTGATGAAAGGAAGGATCCTGTATGTTTATCATGGAGCAACCTTTCTTGACGGAAGAAGAAGCATTCCATATGGTACAGGAAGCATTCAATGATGCCGGTCGTATTGAAGTCCAAGAGAAACTGCTGGATCCAGTCATCAATGTTCTGAAGACAAAATCCGGATTGAAAAAGTATTTGGATTTGGGAAATGAGTTTATTGATCTGAATGCGGAAATGTTGGCAAAACAGTATCCGACATCAAAGGTCATCTTTCCCAGAAAATACGTCGATGATGTGTTGGCGTTGTTCGGTTTCACAAAATCCGATATGCAGAAACTCATCAAAGAAATTCTTCAGAAGTATATCAATTCTTCCGACTGGAATTCAATTGTCGCATATCCGACAAATATCATTCATGTAATGGCTCTGATTTATTCCGATGCAATTACACATCATGATGCGGATTCTCCAGCAATTGATATGAAAGATGGGCGGAATCGTTTGCGTGATTCCGCTCGTCAGCAATATGGACTGACATCATACGACATGTCATTCAGAATGTCATTTCCAACGCCTCCAATCCCGTCTATTATGGAATACACATACATGCATCTTGATCGATCATGGAATATCGTCAAAGACGAAAACATGGTAACATGGATCGGTGAATCGATTGAGACATGTTATGCATTCTACCGAACCAAGATCGGTCTTGGTTTGACTCCTCAGATTCTTGCGGACATGTTGAACCGTGTTCGGAACACGTTCCGTCAGAATATGAGAACGTTGGCGAATCGATATTACGCCGACAAAGATGCTGGTAATTCGGTATCTGAAGATACAGATGATAGCACAACGATCGAAACGCTCGAGCTTACGAAGATTCGTACGAACTTGATGCGTTTGATCAATAATGGTGATGATCTGTATCATAAGATGAATTCGACTTACAAAGCGATCGCAAATTTGAAAGCGATCAAACAACCTGAGCAGTTGTTCAATTTTGCTCAAAAAGTTTCGAAGAAAGATATCTCAAACATTATTGATTTGATTCTGTTTGTGTTTATCACAAAAGAAGAGAACAAGTTGACGGACATCAATTCATCGAAATACATCGCGCGCATCACCAAATTCCCAACAGCAATCGACAGAGCGATCCCAGGCAAACCTGTCATTCTGCCAATGTGCCGTGTATACAAGGAACCGAATGACACTCTTGTCAAAGCATACATCTGTTTTGTTGCAACATACATCATGCAACGTGTAAATGATGTCGTCGATAAGCTGCTGAATAATACTGATTAAGGAGGTTAAGAATATGCCATTGAAGAGTACACAGACAAACAAATACGAAACCGCGTGCTTTGTTCAGGAAGCTCCTGTCGAATGTGGCTTGGAGAGTTACAAGACAAACCCGCGCGGCTTCAAACAGTTTCGTTCTGTCAATGGACATGCATATGTTGAGTTTGATGCAACTGTACAAACATTTGGATGCTATAACCGGATGAAGCGTCGGTATGATCCAATCAACTATTGCGGCGTTGTCGACAATGATGAACGTATCTCCGAGCTGAAACGTAAGAATGACTGGCGTGGAGAACTCAATCATCCGAATCCCGATATTCGGGGTCAACAGCTTACTGACATCCGTATGACAATCCCGGAACCAACACGGTGTTCCCATATGCTCCGCCATAATCGCCGCGAAGGTGACAAGTACAAAGCGATCATCACCACTGATCCGGGGTGTGCTTGTGGACAACAGGTTGCTGAAGAGATCATTGATCTCGGCATGGTTCCGTCATTCTCTGTCAGACTGCTCGGTACAATGATTCCGAATGCACCATATAATGCACCGAACATGCGTGTCACGAAAGTCATTACATATGACATGGTCGACTATCCATCTCATGAAGGTGCTGACGGTGATATTTCACCAATCATTCATCAGGAAAGTGCGATTGTGACACCTCCCGATGAAGGTTATGTCATATTCCTGAAGGAACTCGGCAAATATTGTGCTGAAGAGTCTGAAGATATGAGGGCTATCTGCGAGTCTTTCCAGATTTCTCCGTCAGAGATCATGGGTATGCAAAACGAATCTATCTGCATCGAACAGGCTGATGGTTGCAAAATGCGTATTCCGCTTCGTGGAGAGATTCGTCGCGAAGCTCTGGACATCCTGAAGAACTACGGCAAATAATTCGATCGAGGTGAGACATATGCTGGATCCAAAAGGCATTTATCTTGCAGAGGTTGATCATAAGTATCCGAGGGTTTTACAGACCCTCGGATATGATGTATTGCTTGATACGGATGAAATGAACAAACCTAAGGTGATATCAACATTTCAGATGTGTGTAAATGCAATTCTGATGTTGTTGAAAATGAAACCTGGACAATTTCCTTCGATCCCCGAATTGGGGATCGATATTGAGCAATATCTGCACGAGTATAACGACGATGAAACAATCCCGAATACGATCAAAAGCAAATTGGATAACCAGCTGAACGTTTTGGGATATGTCGGGATCACGGTTGATGTGACAACTGACATGACTTCGGATGGATATCCGGCGATGATTATCAGAGTCTCTGGTACGGAACGTTTGACATATCACACGAATATGCCATCTGTTGTTATTGGCATCACATATAATCAATTGGGTCGGATGTATACCCGAATCAAATACATCGATTCTTATTCATGAAAGGAGTGTTGATTCATGTATGACGAGTTATTGAAATACGTTGACGATGTTGACGTGGCTACAATCGATGCAGAAATCAGTGTGATCGAATCGTTGATTGACTCATACGAGAAATCACTCATGATTCTCGAAAGTTATACTGGTGATGATATCAGTGCATTTGCGATTTTCCAGGAAGGTGAAAAGTGGGATAAGTTCAAGGAAGACACAAACGCTCCGATCCTTGGCAATGAAGGCGAGAGTGTTGGTAAGCGGATTGCGATGATTATCCCACGTTTGATTGCAGCAATCATTCGGTTGTGTAAAAAGCTTTTCGTGAAAAATAAGAAAATTACACAGCGGATGGAAGCTGATGTCGCTGAGATGAAACGAGATATTCAACAGGTATCGACGACTTCACCGGCAACACAAGAAACACCACCTGTGGAACAACCCAAAACCGATAAGACTAAGGAAATTCCCAAAGACACAACCGAAGACGAGATCAATCAATCATTTGCCGATCTTCGGAATAATGCACCAACTCGTCGATCTGCGACTGGAGACGTATACAAATCGATTCAATCGATTTTGTTTGCTCATGATTCTTCTGGTGATATTGATCGAGTCTTTCTCGAGAAAGATTGGTTTGCCGGTTGTAAATCGGAACTGAAAAATGCTTTTGATGCAGGAACGGATAATGTTGCAGCACTACAAAAGCATTTGAACACAATTACTGAGTGGGTGAAACATCTCAAAAGTCCATATAGCGATCTGCAGACACGGTATCACAATGGCGGAGTCTCCATTCAGATCAAGGATTCCGAGTTTGTTGCAAAGATGGAACAGTTCGAGAAGATGAACAAAGATGACATCGATGCATGTAACATGCTGATCGCATTCGTTCAGGAGAATATTCAGAAATTACAGAATATCAAAAAGCCTGAAGAACCGACAGATGAATCCCAGTTGATCGGCAAAATCCTGCGTCAATACAATCGTTTCCTCAAGATGCTGAACGCATATGTGACGACGATATGGCAAGCTTGGGAACATGATAGAGGAGCCCGTGATCAAGCTCGAATTATATCAACTTGATTTATGAAAATACTATAGAAAGGAGTGATTATCACGATGCAGATTGTTATCAGTAAAACATACTTTGACAATATCAAAGTTGCAATTGATGCGATGAACAACTTCTTTGCATCTAACTTCAAGACGAAATCATTTCCGGTCGTGAACAATGATTTTGAATTGGACCGTATTCTGACAAGAACTATGTCGTGGTTGAACAATGTTGAACCATCTTGGATCGAGAATCCGAACAATGCTGTTCAAGCATTGGATACATTGAAACAGGCGGTGACTGCTGAACAGACTGTACCAAGTGTACAGACTGAGAGTGCTCAATTTGTTCAGGAGTTTACATTGCTTGAAATGATCGCGACATGTGCAGCTGTTGGAGTAGCATCGAGTCTGACCAGTATGCTTGTCAGACATTACAGGGACAAGAAAGCATATGAGAAGCAGACATTTGAAAAAGCAATGTTTGAACAGCTCAAGGTTGTTGCAAAGTTGATCGAATCTACAAAAGATTTCGCAATCATGAAGTCTGATTGGAATTTTGATGGTCCAAAGGATGATGATCATGATTGGTATAATGATCAACTCGACTTCAAAGCGCATTGTGATAAGGTTGTTGCCGAACTTGCACAGCTTGGAGACTGCCTGAAGAAGTGCGAAGAGAAAAAGACTGCGTTGTACCTTGTAATTCCGAAAGAGACAAGGGAGTTCTCGAACTTCATTTGGGAAACGATCGATCCATTCACACTTGGAAAGATTAATTATGACAAAAAGAAGTTCTACACACATGAGGACATTGATCCAATTAAGACAGCATGTGATGAGTTTGAAACTACGACACGAGAATTCGCAGAACGTTACAAGCAAATTTTCACCGATATCGTGAACGAGGCGGTTGAGGAAGTCCCAGCAGATCCGTCAAATCCATGGGTCAAAATCATATCCGGTGAAAACAAAGCGGCATCTGATGTGTTCCATGCGTTCATCGGGTTCAAGGTTCTTCAATATATTACGAATAACTTTGACAAGTATGAGCAGTTGATGAACGGCATCTATTCGTTTGAGTTGTTCACAACTCCATCAAAGTATCGTGAAGCAATTACTGTGTTTACCACAGCAATTCCAATGCCTGAGTTGGATGCAATTGCGAAACTGCCTGGTGACTATAAGTTGTTTGATGCATCTGATTATGTCAACAGCATCTTCGATAATGACCAGATCAAACTTCCGGAGACTATGCAACCTGACACAGAGATTCAGAGATTCCAATCATTTGGTGATCTTCAGGATTGTGAGATTATCATCAATGATGCAGTACAAGAAGCTGCTGCGATTGATTATTTCACGTCAGGTTCCGAGAATATCAAATATTCCAATGGTAAATGGAAAGTTTCAAAGTCATTTGAATCTGCGGTTGATACATTGATCAAGAAGCTTCGTGAATGCAATACAACTGAAGATCTTGTGGCGATGCTTCAGAAAATCAAGATCAATGGCGCTGTATTTGCGAACACGGTTGTTCCAGCAATCTTGGTTCGGGTTCTGACGAATCCCAGGAAGTATCCGGTCGATCAATCAGAAGCATTCACCAACTACACAAAGTCGTATCTTTCGATTGTCAAGAAGAATGGTGGAGCGAAAAGATTCGAACGAATCGATCTGTTCTCTACATTCAAGACCGACAAAGAGGGTACAATCCAATTCCTGGAAGACTTTTTGAAGTTGAATCTTGTCAACAATTCAAACGCGGTGATTTCAAACAACACACTGTTGAGTGTGTTCAACATCTTCGACTCTCACATCTATCTCTCATTGATGTACAAAGCAATGGGTGATGATAAGGAACCGCTGGACGGATTCATCAAACGAATCCGGGCTCGTATCAATCAGAACTCGCATTCAGCGAATCCGTATCAAACACGGAAGAATGTGACCAACACAATTGAAGGTTCTTCACAAGTCGTTGAGTCGGTTATGTCCACAATGAAAGAACTTGGAAATCTTTCAATTGCGGATATGCAATATTGCGAATCATTCGCTGGAGCTGTTTACGACGATATCGAAACCATTGGCGATGCGATGTATAATAATGGTATGTCTGCAATCACTGTCGACAGAGCGATCGGGAATTCTCACAGTGTTATTGCTGCAATTGTGCAGGAAGCCGCGGAGAATGGTGAGATGCCACGATATATTCAGAGCAGACTCGGTCTGTCTGATAAACCAAAAGAGGCCGAAGAAGAAGCAAAACAAAAGGCAAAGAAAAAACGGGTACAACCCGAGGATGACGATGATGATATTGATGATGAAATGCCCGTGCCGGATTACATGAAGAACCGCATGGATTCGGAAGGTGACATTGATACGTCAATCGTTGACATTCAATTACCTCCGGATGTTCCGGCGAATAAACCGGAGGAATTAGCAAGTTCTATCAATGCGAGGTTAACAACTGATGCAACCTCACTTGGAGACATGCTTGGAGCGGATTACAAGGGTCAAATCAAACCTGCAAACCATGGTGGACCTGGCTCGGTGGTATACAATATCACCAACAACTACTCGAATGCCCATAATACCACGACACATAACGATCTTTCTCAGAAAAGTAACGTGTCGAATATTACAACGACAAACAATGATTTGTCTCAAAATAAACGTACAAATTCGGGGGCTAAAACAAAGCCTACAAACAATTATGATAATACCAGACCTTCTTCAATTTCTAAGGAATCGGATACTTTTTCTAATGGAAAGAGCGTCCAAGAAGTGTTCGCACTTCTACATTCCGAAGAGCCCCTAATTGTAGAATCGGTTTCTGGCAACCCTCCAAAGGGAGATATGTTGACAGCCGCTATGGATGTCGACAAAGCTACGCTGCCTGCGCAGCAAAAGCTGAAACGCGGTGTACAATACGTGAAGAACACCGGTGAAGCGATTAAGAAACCGATACGTCGGACGAAGGATTGGCTGAGAACAACGGTTGATTCTTTCATCAAGAGAGATGAAGAACGTGTCAAGGCTGATCTCGTTGAAAACCCATCGTATCGCTCTGCTCTTTACAAGATATCCCGATTGGCAATTAAGACTGGAAAGTTCGCATTGTTCTTCTCGGTCTCACCATGGCTCGGGGCATTAGACCTCGCTGCTGAAGGTGCAAAAGCGCTTGATCGTGATAGACTTCGTAAGGAAGCTGAAAGTGAAATCAACACTGAGATTCAGATTGTAGATGAAAAGATCGAAGAACTGAAGCATGGTGGAAGATGGGGATCAAAGCAATCTGCTGAGGATCGTCAAGAGCTGTACAGATTGATGCGTATGCGTCAAAAGCTCGTTGATATGTCCACGAGTGCGCATAAACAACGATTCGCGAATCCGAAGTCGGTTTACTAATGAAAGAGGTGATTGTTCAGAATGGAAAAGAGCTTGTTCGATATTGTTATGGAAGCTGATGGAGATCTGCTCGAACCGTTTACACCATCGGAAGAGCCTCAGGCGGAAGTTTCAGATCAGCAAGGTCAAACTAACGAACAACCACCGGCTGACATGGGAGCTGCTGATCTTCCACCAGACCCAGGTGGTGGAATGGAAGATTTAGGCTTCGATGAAACCGGAGGTGACATGGAAAACCAGGATGAGAATCAAGAAAACCAGAATGGCGATATGGAGAGTCAGCAACTGGCACAGAAATCTGATGATATTCTGAATCAGAATCTGTATCAGCAATGGTTGATCACCAACGACAATATGGATACTCTGATTCAAAACATCCAGGCTATTATTCCAGCCCTTCCGTGTGAGACTGTCGATCAGATCGACAAATCAATCAACCGATTGAACCGTGCGTTTGATTATTCAAAGGACTATGTTTTGAACAAGTTCGTGAATATGTCGTACGGTGAGAATCTGATGCAATATCAGAAACTCGTTACGTTGTACACCTTGCTTCAGAATGAAATCGATTCGGTGTTGAAGAAGTTTCAGAACGATTCTGAATAGGTTTACACACGATGCAAAGCATCAATAAATAATAAAAAAGGAGTGTTTTAATATGGCATTCAGTCGTAATGCTGGTACCCACAATTCATGGTTCCAGGAACAGACTAGCCTGGTCAACAGCGCAAGTGAAACCGAACTTCGTGGCCTTCGCGACGGATTCGATAACCATTTCGAAGATGTCTGTGGCACCATGAAGAGCACGATGAGCACTGACGTCATGAAGGATGTCAAGCGTATGCTCGATTCTCCGGAAGTCATGCAGGAGTATAAGACTCTCATGTTTGAGCCAATCCTGGAAGATCTGCAGAAAGCAGCTGATGACACCAAAGACCCTGCTGAGAAATATCACCTCGAGTGTGTTGCTGAGCAGCTCAGCGAAGCATGGGATACTTCTGTGAAGTCTTTCATGGTTCAGGAGTCTTATAATGTCGCAAACTATCTGCCGCTGTCCACTCTGGACTTCCCGGCTCTGATCAAGCAGTACATCCGCTTTCTCGGTAAGGATCTGATTCCGGTTCAGACCGCTTCCTCGGTGAACATCGAGCAGCGTATCTTCATCAAGTACCTGGTCAACAACCAGACTGGTGAAGAGTATGAGACCCCGGCAATCTACTTCCAGAAGGATGAAGACGGCCAGCCTCTGTGGAAGAAGCTGTGGAACGCTGGTAAGGGTCTGCGTCTCAATGATAAGGACGTTCTGACTCTCGCTACGATTCAGGCTGCTCCGAACAAGAAGTATTCTCTGTTCGACTGGCTGCTTGATGACAACGGCGATGCATATGTTCTGCCGGCAGATAAGAGAACGATCCGTACCCGTATGTCATATGACTTCGGTATTCAGTACGTTCAGATCGACGGCAAGAAGGTTAAGCTTCCGCACGGTGGTATCCAGATCGATATCCAGACCGGTGGTGTGTTCCTGAACGGTGGTATCACCGAGGACATGAAGCTTCCGGTTATCGGCGCTGACGGCAAGGCAACTGGTGAGACTGTCACTGGTGTTGCAGATCGTCTCTCTGGTGTTATCGACTTCATCAAGGGTACGATCACTGCTACTTCCTGCGGTACCATTACTGGTATCTATGTCAACGGTCACGTTTCCAACGAGACCAACCTGAGAACCATCGGCTTCCGCGAGTATCCGGAAATCCGTAAGTTCCAGATCTCTGACGGCGTTCGCTTCCAGCTTCCGTTCACCGTGGAAGACTTTGCTGAAGCAAACTCCTCTCTGAACTTCAACCTGTACAACAGACTCGTTCAGGAGCTTGTTACTGCACAGGAGATGTTCGAGGATGAGTACATCCTGCAGTTCCTGGATGAAGAGTTCGACAAGTATGACGGATATGATTCCGACATCTGGAGTCTCGAGTCCTATACTGCAACCGAGTATGTCGATCTGATGCCTACCGCGATCTCGCCAAACTTTGCTGGTGATCCGTGGGAGTACAGAACCAATGCTATCCACAATGGTCTCGCATCTCTGATCTATGAGCTGTGTGATCGTGGTAAGCTGGACAACCTCGGCTTCGTTATCTATGCAAACCCGAAGGCAGCACGTCTGCTGCAGAAGTTCGTCACCTGGACTGTCAAGAAGTCTACCGAAATCGGCGGCGTCATGATGAACCACGCTTTCGGTGTCATGACTGATACCGACATTCCGATTCGTGTCGTTGCTTCCAACCGTGTCGATGCTTATATCAACATCGAACCGTATCAGACCGGCGCGCAGGAAGGCGATGTTTCTCGTGAGTACTTCTACAAGATCGTCGCTTATCCGATGGATAAGTTCCACATCAGCTACAAGCACCTCCGCTTTGCTCGTCACCTGACCAACAGCCCGGAGAATGCAGCGTATGCAGATGCAAACAACCCTGGCGGTCAGGCTGTTCTGGTTACCACTTCCAGCCAGTACAAGACCATCGCTATCCAGGGTATCCAGGCTCGCCTGATCTGCAAGCACACCAAGGAGTGCGTGCCGGATTCCAACGCTGGTCTGGTATCTGGTGGAGAGACCCCGACCCCGACTCCGACGCCGGGTCCGACTGAGGGTTACACTGTGATCGGTTCTCAGCCGGCTGACTGGACTTCTGCTTGGACCACCAATTATCAGAACAAGGTCTACAAGCTGAACGCAGCTGGTACTGCAAT